TTCTTCAGAATGGTCACCTGAAGCAATTGCTGAAGCAAAACTTATACGCGAAAGAGCGTTAAGAATGGAACCAGCGGTTACTCAGTTAATGTCAGACCTTGTTCAACAAAGCGGTGGTGAATTTGCCACCTTGCCTGATGGAACAAATTCTTTAACTCAAAGAGTGAAATCCACAGATTCGCTTGCTCGCAAAATTGACGCAGATTCAAATAGCGATGAATTTAAAGGCGATAAAAAGGCTGCTGCAAATGCAGTATCCGATTCAATTCGATACACAACGCTTATTCCAGATGGCTCTTATATCGATGGATTGAAACAGACAATTAGCGTTTTGGAAGCAGCGGGATTTGAACTGCGAACCAAGAATTTCTGGGAAGTTGGCGACCCATATGACGGCGTGAATATCAAAGCCTTGAAAAATGGTATTCAAGTTGAACTTCAAGTTCATACTGCTACTTCTTATAAAATTAAAGAAGGCGAATTACATGATATTTACGAGGTTTACCGTAAAAGCCCCGATAACGCGGTTCGGAGGTCATCGTGGGACAAGATGGTGGAGATTGCTAAGGCAATACCTAGACCAGCGAATTACAAGGCTGTATTAGGCGTTGGAACCCTTGTTACTCAGCAATTCCAGACTGCTGAAGAGGTTGGTTTGGTAAAATCAACCCTAGTTGATATACTCTGGACAATAGAGAGAGGGGTAGCAATATGCGATATTTTGTAAGACTAGATGGCAATAACCATCCTGTATTGCTTTATAGGCTCAATTTGGATATTCCAGAGCATATTGAAGAAGAGGCATGGGTAAATAACCATTGGAAGGCAAGCGAAAGGATTGTAGAAGCGCTTGTAACAGGTTCCATGGATTACGAGGAGTTAAGCGAAGAAGTAGCGCGTCAGATTTATCCTGCCGCCTTCAAGGAACTCACGAAATCCATTGGTGCTTATGAGGTTTCAAAAGCCGAAGATATGAAGCGGTACACCTTGGGCGCTATGTATATTCCAGACCGTTTAGATGCTCACAGCGAATGGACTTCGGCTGATGAATTGCAGCAAGCCGTATGGTCATATGTCCGTTCAGGTGACCGCAATATTCGACTTCAACATAACCGTGAAATAACGGCTGGCGAATGGGTTGAAGTCATGGCATTTCCATACGAACTAACCGTTCCGATTCAATTGCCAGATGGAACTTCAACTAGCCATACTTATCCAGCAAACACAGTTTTCCTAGGAGTTATTTGGGAACCTTGGGCTTGGGAACTTGTTCAAAGTGGAAAAATTCTTGGTTATTCAATTGGCGGTAAGGCTGAACGCCTTTATGTTGATATGGAAGAAGTAATCAAAGATGATGCTAACGCTCCTACAAATGACGGTCCTTTAGCCTCAGATGTTCATGTTGATACACTTATGAATCCAAAAAAGAAAAAAGTTCCAAAGATTTTAGTAGAGGATAATAATGTCTAAAAAAGAAGGTATTTCAGTTGGCGATATGGTCGGCTGGAATTCTTCAGGTGGTCATGCCATGGGCAGAGTCGAACACATCATGCGTGACGGTGTTCTAGGAATCCCTAATTCAAAGTTTAAAATAAATGCTTCAAAAGATGACCCTGCCGTTCTCATTAGAATTTATCGCAACGGCGAAGAAACAGAAACTCTAGTGGGACATAAAATGTCTACATTGTCTGGAACAGTTTCAAAATACAATTCGCATCACGATGATGTAGGTCGCTTTTCTTCTGGTACAGAAGGAACTGGTATTGGCGTAAACGGCGACGACAATAGGCAAGCGATGGATGAAATGGACATGATTCGTCCTCCTCGTTTAAAAAGAAAATTAACTGCCACAGAACAAAAACTTTTAAATCGGATTACTTCACCAGCAGGAAATATGATTCTTCGCCCCGGAGATAATCCGAATGTTTATAACACTCCTTTTTCCGTACCTCATCCAAGTCATGGTGGAGTTACTGGTTATGTTCCATTTTCTGGAGTAACTGGACAACCAGCCGCAGGTGGAATGTGACTACCATTCTTGAAACCACTCAAGAAATAATTCAAAGTTTAGGTCTTGAGGCTACACAAGTTACAACTCCGCCGGGCTACGCTGGATTATCAATTAACTTGCCAAATGATTCCCAAGCATTTTTTATTTGGACAAAAATGGATGAAGATGATTACCACTTTAGGATTGCTCGATTTTGGGCTAAAGATAATCCTTTTGCAATGTTTGTATGCCCTGATTTAACTAGCGCAATTGCAAAAACCAAGGTTTTAATTAACCTTTAAAAAAGTCACATTTTGGACATATGGTATTCTCATACCTGTCAAGACCCGAGGTTTTCCAACAGTCCATACTGTAAAGGGAACCTCTTTTCGATAGGAGTCACATGGCTGGTCGCGCTCGCAAAATGGTGAATCTTGCCATTGAGGAAACAAGTGGGGTAGACCATCCCGCTCACCTACACGAAGGTTGGCTGGTTATGAAATCAGCCGATGAATCTGAAGTTCAGAGTGTCTTAGACGAAACGCTCACCGAGGAGGACTCCAATATGGAGGATGTAACTACCGCGGCTGTTGAAGAGCAGGTCGAAAAGGCTGACATGACTATCGAAGAAGCAATGAAGAAGATTGCAGAACTCGAAGCCAAGTTAGCAGATTCCGCTAAAGAAGATGCCGCTGAGCCAGCAATGGCAAAGTCAGTAGACGCTTCTGAGGAATTCTTGAAGTCCGCTCCAGAGCCAGTCGTCAAAATGATTGAAGATTTAAAAAAGGCAGCATCAGATGCTATTGAGGAACTCCGCAAGGAGCGCGAAGCAGCAGAAGATATTGCAGCAATCGAAAAGGCTAAGGGATGGTCAAACCTTTCTCTTGATGCCGAAAAAGTTGGTCCAGCGCTTCGTCGTTTGGCAACAATTGATTCAGACCTAGCAAAGTCAGTAGAAGAAATTCTTACTGCTACAAATGCAAAGGCTGAATCAGCAGATATTTTTGCGGAAATCGGCAAGTCCGCAGATTTCAAGAGCGGTGATGCTTACAGTCGTATGACTGCCATGGCAAAGTCTGCTGTTGAAGAGGGTGTTGCAAAGTCATTTGAGGTCGCACTCGCTGACATTGCTGTAAGCAACCCTGACCTTTACAGCCAATACCTAACCGAGAAAGGTGCCTAATTACCATGGCATATGAATTCAGTAATTACTCGGTAAAGGTCACCCTCGTCGCAGGTGCAGACCTTTCCGCAAAGCAATACAACTTCGTTAAGTTGAACTCATCAGGACAGGCTGTTGCAATTGCTGCAATTACCGATGTTCCAGTTGGCGTTCTACAAAACGCACCAACATCAGGACAGGAAGCAGAAGTGCTTATTGTCGGCGGTACAAAGTTGGTTGCTTCAGAAGCAATCACACTTCCAGCGTTCTTGTCAGTTGCCTCAGCAGGTAAGGCAGACAAGATTGCTACAACAGATACAACACAGTATGTAGTTGGTCAGGCAATCACAGCGGCAGGTGCCGATGCTGAAGTTTTCACCGCAGTCGTAAACTGCGCTAACCCAACCAGAGCGAACTAAGGGGATAACTAAAAATGCCACAACCAAATATCAATAGCGTCCACATTGACGCAATTCTTACAAATATCTCTGTTGCTTACCTTCAGAATCAAGATAACTTCATTGCCGACAAGGTATTCCCAGTTATTCCTGTTGATAAGAAATCAAACAAGTTCTTCACCTATGACAAGAACGATTGGTTCCGTGACGAGGCTCAACGCCGCGCTCCTGGCACCGAATCAGCAGGTGGCGGATACTCACTTTCAACATCTACATATTCAACAGATGTCTTTGCTTTCCACAAAGATGTAGATGACCAGACAATGGCTAACGCAGATACACCTTTGAACCCTCTTCGTGAGGCAACAGAGTTTGTAACTCGCCGCCTAATGCTTCGCCGTGAACTTCAGTTCGTAACTGATTTCTTCACAACTGGCGTATGGGGAACTGACATCACAGGTGTTTCAGGTTCACCAACAACAGGTCAAGTTAAGCAATGGTCAGACTACACAGCATCAGACCCAATCAACGATTTGGAAAATGCTAAGTCAGGAATTCTTTCTGTTACAGGAATGGAAGCCAACACACTTGTTCTTGGTTACGATGTATTCAAGGCTCTAAAGAACCACCCAGACCTTGTAGACCGTATCAAATACACATCTTCACAGACAATCACAACAGATATGTTGGCAGCAATGTTCGACATTCCTCGCGTTATTGTTGCTAAGGCAGTTAAGGCAACAAACAACGAAGGTGCAACAGGTGCGTATTCATTCGCATTTGGTAAGTCAGCACTTCTTTGCCATGTTGCTCCAAATCCAGGACTACTAACACCTTCAGCGGGTTACACATTCGCATGGACAGGCGTTTCAGGTGGACTCGGTGCAACCATCGGTACTTCACAGTTCCGTATGGAATCAATCAAGTCAGACCGCGTTGAAGCGGAAATGGCATTTGATAACAAGGTAGTCGGAGCAGACCTCGGCTACTTCTGGACATCAATCGTCGCTTAATTAAGTTGAGTGAAGGGGAGGGTCTGTAAAGGCTCTCCCCTTCTTTCTTAGAAAAGGAAATTTAAAATGGCAAATCCACTTCGTATTACCAAGGGCGACGCAGCAGTTGGCGGACTTGTAATTGGAACAGGCGATACCGTTTACGGTACAGACGCAGGAACAGTTTCAATCAACCCAGCATCTATTGGTGCAACTACTCGCGTAGGAACAACTTTCACAATCACAGGTGCAAAGGTTGGTGACATTCTTGTAATGAATCCTCCTGCTGCACTTAATGATGACCTTATTTTTGCTGGTTGCGCAATCACAGCAGATGACACAGCAACGGTTTATCTTTATAACCCAACCGCTGGTTCTATCGATGACGCAGCACAAACATGGTCATACCTTTGGATTGACTTCAACTAATGAAGCATTTCATACTCAAGAGTTTCGTATCTAATGGCAAAAACCTTAAATACGGAGATATTGTAGATACATCCGACTGGATGCACATAACAAACCTTGAGGCAATGCGCTACATCCGTCCTCTCACAGAGGAAGAAGAAGCGCCCAAGGTGACCAAGAAAACTAAAGTCGCCGCCGAATAATCGGTTGGGGGGCGATTCAGTAAAATGAGTCGTCCCCCTTTTTCATAGGAGCATTAAATGGCAGTTTCAACTTCAGCAGTTACTTTAACAACTACGCCTCAAAAAATCACAAATGATTTTACAGGTCGCAATGGTTGTACTCTTTATATTTCTAATCCATCTGCATCAGTAGATGTTTACTTAGGTGGAAGCGCTTCAAGCACTACATCAGATGCGTTTATCCTTTACGCAAAAACTACATATCAATCTTCAAATATTATTGCTATTAAATTAGAAGATAATGAAGATATGTACGCTTTTGTAGGAACTGGAACTCTTTCTATTCGCGTAATGCACCAAGGCGACTAATTATGTCTTTGCCAACATCACTTTCAACAGTTACCGTAACAGGCACCTATGTAAGTCTTATTGGCAACCCAATTTCTGGCTCTTTAACATTTCAACCAGTAACAATCCTTAAAGAAACCGCAGCAAATGTAATCATTATGCCGTCTTATATTACAAAGACTCTTGATGCTAATGGTTCGTTTACAGTCACCCTGCCTTGCACAGATGACACAGATGTTAGTCCAGAACCTTTTGTTTATACAGTAGTAGAAAATTTCACAAACGGAAGAACTTTTAAAATGGCTCTTCCTTTATCTCTGGTAGGAACTACAGTAAATCTTGCAGATGTTCTCCCAGCGGTAACAACCATTGATGCTTCTTCTTACACAACTACAGATAATTATTACGGGTTACGCACTCGTTATCTAAGCACAGAGGCAACTCGTATTGTAGTAAATGATGTTCCTTTGAAAGTTGATGCAGCAGCGGCTTCAGAAAGTTCAGCAACGGCAAGTCTTGCTTTGAGTAAATATTTTAATCCTAATTCTTTGATGTTGATGGGACTATAAATGGCTGAACCGTATGTACCCGTTGCGACCTATGACGCTTATAACGCGCTTGAATTAGCACTTGATAATGCCGTTGCCCCTACAAAGGTATACACAGATTCAATCTCTGCCAATGTGATAGCAGCAGCGGCAAGTGCAGTAACTGCTGCAACACAAGCGCAAAAAGTTCAAGACCAGCATATTTTGTTCTTAGTTGGTTGCTGATGGTTTTAGCACCTAGTTTAACTACCGTTCAAATTAACGGCACCTACATCAATTACGAAGGCACCCCAATTGAAGGTCAAATTCGTTTCTCAACTGTTGAAGTTCTCCGAAACGGAACTGATGACCAGATGGTTGCCCCTACTACAGTCGTAGTGCCTCTTGTCAATGGTGCTTTCAGCGTCACGCTTCCAGCAACAAATGACCCAGATGTTGTTCCAAATCCTTTTGAATACACAGTAGAAGAATCATTTAGCAATGGTAGAACTTATAAAATCAGCATCCCTTACACAACTTCTGGTTCACTAGATTTAGCGGATATAAGTCCTGCCCCAACTCTTTCCTCCACTTATGTATCTTTGATTGACGCAACAACATGGGCGACTCTGGCAACTAATATTGATGCTCTTGATGTGAATATCAACCAAACGACAAATAAACTTATTATCAAGGCTTACTGGTTAATTCCTATTAACTATGCAAGTTATACAGCACTTAACTCAGCCTTTGCTACTTATACAGCCCTTAACGATAATGGGTATGCACTAGCAGCGGCAGAAATTTCACCATACGCAACAACCGTTGCGGCTTCAGCAAGTTCAGCGGCAGCAAGTGCGGCAAGTGCCACGCTAAACGCTGCTGGTACTATTAACCCAATGCTTCTCATCGGAGGATAATCCAAATGGCAACAAATTATAAAACTCTGGGTCAATTAAACCCATCGGCTGCTACTGCAACAACTATTTATACCTGTCCAGCATCAACTCAGACAGTAGTATCAAGCGTTGTTATTTGTAATCAGGCAGCCGTAGCAGCAACATATCGCGTTGCCATCCGTGTAGGTGGAGCAACTCTTGACCCAAAGCATTACATTGTCTATGACGCTTCAATCGCAGCAAATACAACTACTTCATACACACTAGGTATGACCTTGGCTGCCACAGATATTATTACAGTTTATGCTTCGACATCCACTATGTCATTTAGTGTTTTCGGAAGTGAGATTGCTTAACAATGGCGATAACCAATAATGGTTCCGCCCAAACAGCAGCGGGTGGCGGCGGAACCGCTTTAACCCGTTTCTATTTTGTAGCCACAGGCGGAGAAAACTCCAAGAGCGGCGCAGATGCAAATGGATTGACGCTTAATTACACAGTAGGTAAGGAACAGGTGTACCTCAATGGTGTACTTCTCGTTCGCGCTGTTGATTACACAACTCCAGATGCAGGAACCATTGCAAGCCTTCCCGTCTTAACGGCGTCAGATGTGCTTGAAGTAATTGCTTATACATCTACAACATCAACCGATGCGGTTACTTTAACTACATATACCGCCAAGGGTGATTTAATAGTTGGAACTACAAATGCAAATGTTGGTAAACTATCCGCAGGTACAAACGGTTTGTTTCTAACAACTGATAGCACTACATCTACTGGGTTAAAATGGGCAGCCGTTGATACTGGTAGCGTCGAAACCGCAATCTTTATGGGGGCTTACTAATGGCTACAAATACACCAGTTAATATTTTTCGTGGAGCGGCAACGACTACCACTACAACAACTCTTGCTACCGTACCTTCATCAACTACATGGGTGGTGACTAACATTGTAGTTACAAATACCGCTTCCTCATCAGGTACTTTTACCTTAGCAATGGGTCCTTCAGGCGCTCAAGTTGCTTTTGCAACAACAGTAACCATAGCCGCAAACTCAATTGCAACTTTTGACATTAAACAAGTTTTAGCAACAACTAATACAATTACAGGTGGAGCATCTGCTACTACTATCAACTTTCATATAGCAGGAATGGCGGTTGTATAATGGGTTCTAATGTATTTCCAGCGGCAAGCGGTGCAAAATCACAATTTTTTCAAGAATTTACATCTGGTACAACTTCTTGGACAGCACCCGCTGGTGTAAATACTATTGAATGTTTACTGGTTGCTGGCGGCGGTGGTGGCAGCGGTGCAAATACAGGTGCCTCACAATCTGGGTCTGGCGGCGGCGGTCAAGTAGTGAAAAAGTTTTTAACCGTTAGTCCAGGAACATCCTATTCAGTAGTAATTGGTGCTGGTGGCTCAGGTGGTGCTGCTGGTTCAAATGCGGGAAGTAATGGCTCAAATTCATCTGTCGGTTCTTTACTTATTTGTGGTGGTGGTGGCGGCGGCGGAACTGACGGAACGGGTGGTGGCGGTTCAGGTCGTGTAGGAAACGCTGGAACAAATGCTTATGGCGGCGGCGGAACTTTGGGTACAGCACTTTACAACTCGCCTCAACCAACTCCTGTTTCTGGCGGTGCAAATGGTGGTAGCGGTTCGTATAACTCTGCTTTTTCTGGTGGTTGCGGTGGCGGTGCTGGTGGGAACGCAGGTAATGCTCTCAACTCTGCAACAAGCACATTTCCTGGACAAAGTTTGTATGGATTTGGGGCTGGTGGTAATGCCAGTAATAGTAACGCAGGTGACAACATAAACGCGGTGAACGCAGCAGCAAATACTGGTAATGGTGGACCTGGTGCTGGTGGTGCTGCTGGCGCTAAATCTGGCGGTAACGGCGGTTCAGGTTACTGCTTAATTTCATGGTGGGCGTAAAGGGAATAATTATGGAAAAACATTATGGTTTTATTAAAAATAATCGTTTAGTTCTTGTTGCTGTATTTGAATCTGAAAATATTGAGGTGGCAAATCTTGTAAAATCCGACCTTAATTACGATAGTTATGTATGGTTAGGAGATAAAAAACCTCCAATTTTGTATTCATCTTATGATGGAACAACATTTACTGACCCAACAGATGAATATTTAATTTCTATTGGTATTTTATCTACGGGAACATCTGAATGACACGCGCTAGAACAAATGCGGATAATGCCACCCTTGGCGTTACTTTAACTGGAGCAGAAACTCTTACTAATAAGACGCTGACTGCTGCCCGTGAAACTAATCCGCGTTTTTCTTCTCCCGCGGAATTGGTAACTATTTCCGCAACGGCTGCTGGTTCAACGGTTCAATTTGATGCCGCTACAACTGGAGTTTTGTATTACACAACTACTTCAACGGGAAACTGGACTCTCAATGTTCGTGGTACCGCTGCAACAACTTTGAATAATTTAATGACTATTGGTGATGCTTTAACTATTGTTTTTATGGCTACAAATGTGACCGCTTATTATGCAAACGCATTTAACATCGACGGCACAACTTCTGGCGTTACAGTTAAATATCAAAATGGTGTTGCATTTTCTAGCGGAAATGCTAACTCCATTGATACTTATTCATATACTATTATTAAAACAGCAAGTGCAACTTACACAGTATTAGCAAGCCAAACTAAATTCGCATAAGGAGTTAAGAATGTCACCTATTCTTGGTTCCCGCACCATGAGTCCTCGCGGATATGGGTTTGCTGGCGCTGGAGTTCCACAACCACCTACAATTGGCACAGTTACGGTAACAAATGGAACAACGGTTTCTGTTCCTTTTACCGCTGCAAGTGATGGTGGTTTAGCAATTACTTCATATGTTGCTACTTCAACGCCATCAATCTCATTAAGCGTAACTGGAACTTCAACTCCACTAACAGTTACTGGTACATTTGCTAAAAATACTTCATATCAAATTCAAATAGCAGCAGTTAATGCTGCGGGTACAAGTAGTTATTCTTCTCTATCTAATTCAATAACTCCTCTTTCTTCAACTCCAACAATCAGTTATCTTGTTGTTGCGGGCGGCGGCGGTGGTGGCTCAGGCGGCGGCGGCGCGGGCGGTTATTCAACTTCAACTAAATCCGTATCGGCTGGTGTTGGTTATTCATTGACAGTTGGAACTGGTGGCGCTGGCGGAACAACTGCTGCTGGTGTTTCAGGTAACGCATCAAATTTTGATACTTTAACCATGACTGGTGGCGGTTTTGGCTCAGGAACGGGCGGAACTGGAGCAACTGGTGGCTCAGGCGGCGGTGGCGGCATAACAGCGGGTGGTGGAACTGCTGGTCAAGGAACCGCTGGTGGAGCGGATGCAACTTACGGTAATTCACGCGGCGGCGGTGGTGGTGGAAAAACCAACGGTGGTGTTGCTCCGCTTAATACAAATGGCGGCGCGGGCGGCGCGGGTGCTACTTTAGCGGCTACAGGTGGCACCTATGCGGGCGGCGGTGGTGGTGGTGGCGCTGGTCCTACACCTTCGGTTGCGTCTGGTGGCTCAGGCGGCGGCGGTAATGGTGGCGTTTATAACAGCACAAATAGTACGGGAACAAACCCAAACGCTGGTACTCCGGGAACTGGCGGCGGTGGCGGTGGAACATACTCTTCTGGTTTGAGCGGTAATGCAGGTAATGGTGGCGTTGGAACAGTAATTATTTGGTATCCAAATACATACGCGGATGCTGCTTCTACAACAGGTTCACCATCATTTAGCAATAGTGGCGGAAATAAAATTTATACTTGGGTAGGAAACGGGAGTATTACATTCTAATGGCATACTTTGCAGAACTTGACGGTAATAATATTGTTATAAATGTGCATCGCGTTCATAGTGATGCCTTAGACTCAAATGATGAAGAAAATTCAGGCATTGCTTTTTTAACTGAATGGTCAGGGAAACCATTTAAAGGAAAAAAATGCGCTTATGACGGAAGCATCAGAAAAAATTATCCAGGCGTCGGATTTTTTTACGATGAGCAAAAAGATGCGTTTATAGCCCCTAAACCGTTTGACTCTTGGACTCTCAACCCTAATACTTGTCTTTGGGAACCGCCAGTACCGCGACCAATAGACGACAAAATTTATAATTGGGATGAGGTTAATTCAAGATGGGAACTAATCGAATAACATTTTTAAAAACATCTGATTCAGTTTCTGATGTTTATGCCCCAACTCCCGCCGCCACAAACATACCAGAATGGTATAAAAAACAAGAAAGTTATATTGACGGAATAAAAACTTTGCCTGATGTTGGGCAAGGACGCACAAAAGCAACAGTTAAAAAATGTATGCCTGTTTTTGATGCAATCACTCAAGGTTATTTAATTTATTCATTTGGCGATGTAGAAGTTACTCAAAGATTAGATACAGATGGTCCTTATTTTAGATGGACTACGGATTTTGATGCAATTTTGTTTCATCCAGCATCTCAAGCATCTAGTTATTTGCCGAAAGATAGCCCTCCTATTCCAAAATGGAATAACCCATGGGCTATAAAAACTCCAAAAGGCTATTCATCTTTTATAACTTCACCAGTCTATAGAAATAATATATTTGAAACAATGGAAGGAGTTGTAGATACAGACACCTATAACTTGCCGATTTTGTTTTTATTTAAATTAAAAGACCCAAATTTTACTGGGGTTATACCTGCTGGCACCCCTATTGCTCAAATTTTTCCTTTTAAAAGAGAAAAATGGAACATGGAAATTGCCAAAAATAAAGATTTATTATCATCTCAGCAAACTTTAATGGATTCCAAATTTTATGATAGGTATAAATCAATGTTTAGGCAAGAAAAAAAGTATACTTAGTAGGCTAATTTTTGAGTCAGGTACAATAAAGACCTCAAGATAGGGGCGATTATGGCTGGCACAACTACTAAAGGGTTTAGATACCCAACTTCAACAGATGCTCCCGCAGTTCATACTGCAATTTTTAATTTAGCCACAGATGTTGATACAAAATTAGATTCTTATACAACCACAGTATTATTGGCTGCCAATTATTCAACAATTACAGCCGCTCAAGATACCGCTCGGGTTGCTGGCTTCTTAGCGATGGCATAAATGACTTTCACATATTCGGGTGACCCGACTACTTCGACTCGTAACAAAGTTCGTTTTTTGCTCAACGATACTCTTTCGACTGACCCTCTTTTTACCGATGAAGAACTTGATTACCTCATTACTGAATGGGGTACAGATGTCTACGAAATTTGCCGTGCGGCTGCCGAAACTTTAAGTTCCAAATTTACTCGTCTTGCTGACCAAACTACAAAATCGGTGGGCGACCTTTCACTTACAGTAAGTTATCGAACTAAGGCTAAAGAATTTCAAGATTTGGCAACATCTTTCCTTAATCGCCGTATGCGTAAATCTCCTCCTGCGCCATGGGCGAGCGCAGACAATTTGAATAACTCAGTAGACCGTGTAGTAGATAATTACAATACTGAGTTCTGGGTTGGTCAATTTGACAATCCAAATAACATTCTTGACAAGCGCGTAGTTGAATAGGAGGAGCAGATATGACTGCTCAAATTTATTCAGCCTTATCTGAACTTTTTGTTGAAACGGCAATTTTTTACCCAAAAAGCACAGTAGATAAATACAATAAACCTACTTTTGGCTCAGGCACGACCATCACAGGTCGTTTTATGAATCACGAAGCCAAGACCCGCGATGCAAATGGTATTGAGGTAACGGAGTTAGGCAAATTTATTTGCAAGGGTCCGCACACAGAATTAACCGTAAATCACAAAATGGTTGTAGATTCAATCACTTACACAATCAATGATGTTTCTCATATTTCAGACGAGAACGGTGTTCATCACACAACAATTTCATTTGGGCGTTAATTATGGCTACCTTTACATTCACCCTTGATGGTGCAGATGAGTTAAAGCGTATGTTAATCGCTGGAGGAGAAGGTTCTGGTCAGGCAGCAGGTCAGGCTATCTGGGAAGAAGCAAATAAAATCTTTGCTAAATCCCAAGTTTTGGTTCCAGTTGATACAGGCGTACTTCGTGGCTCGGGCGGAGTTTCTGCACCTCAGTCTGACAATAAAGATTTATTTGTAGACATTTTCTATGGTGGACCAGCCGCCCCATACGCTCTTTTAGTGCATGAAATTCAAGGCAACCATCACAATCCTCCAACTCAGGCTAAATATCTTGAGCAACCTTTCATGGAAGCCCTTCCCAGCATCCAAGCAAATATGGCGGCTAGAATTAAAGACCTATTATCGAGGAGCGCTAAGTAATGGCAACAATTTTGGAATCAATTGGTGATTATCTAGTCACCAATTCATACGGCACCCTTGGCACAAATGTATTTCTTCAGGTAATGCCTGAAACTCCAGATGTTTGTATTGCTGTCTATGAGAATTCTGGCTCATCTCCCGCTTTCACCATGGGTACAGGCGGAATTGTCATTGACTACCCTATGCTTCAAATTGTTGTTCGAGCCGCCCGCGAAGATTATCCAGCAGCCCGCGATGTTGCAGAAAATATCCGCAACTTGCTCGCGTCGGTAACTGATGTCACCATATCCTCGGTTAATATTATGCGTATCGAGCCGATGGGTTCTGTGAACTTTATTGGTGTAGATAACAAATATCGACCTCTAGTTTCGGTGAATTACCGATGTCTAGTGAGGAAGTAACTTTGGAGCCACAGGCTCCCTTGGAGAGAGTGGCAGACCCTTATGGCAGAAATGCAACAACCGATGAATTCCAGCGATGCTGGAAATGCGACAGACTCCTCTTCGAAGCGGCGTCCCGCCCGTGGAGCATCCGTTGCCCCCGATGCAAGTCAAAAAATAAATCAGGTTGATTTTCTTTCTCAATTAGAAAATTTAGATGGTCAAGGCAAAACACAAAAAGGTTGCTCTGTTGGTGCTTTAACAAAAACCATGGAAGAACCTATGAAATCAAAGTTTAAAGCCGCTTTGATGAATCCAAATGTGCAATCCGCTAGGCTCGTAGAACTTCTAGCGCAATATGACATTACGATAGGCTCTGATGTTATGCGCAGACACAGAAGAAGGCTAATGGGCAAAGACGGATGCAGGTGTCCACTTGAGCCTTGATGATGCAATAGATAATCTTTTAAAAACAACAGAAAATCAAACTACTCAAGTAGTTGAATCGCGTAAACGCAGCGCTGACTGGACTCCCGGAGTTTCTTGGGATGGCGCAGAAGGTTTAATCACTACTGAACCAATGGAAGGCGATACGCACCCTGATTGGTCAGGAGTTTTGCGTATGTGGGGACTTGACCCTGCAAACTTCGCAGTCGTCGAACCCGTCTTGTTTAATGTGTGGGGTGACCCTTTGGGCGTACTCAATCGCCAATGGAAAGGGAAGGTCGTTAGAAAGGGCGCGAAAGAACGCGCCGATATAGACCATTTGATTGAAGATATAAGAAAACATAAGCCTCGCGCCAAAAAAGAGATAACAGGGAAGGCTAGTTTAGTGGTATGCGCTGCGGACTGGCAGACTGGCAAAAGAGATGGCGACGGACTTAAAGGATTAGTTGGACGCTGGCTTCAAGCAATTGATGATGTTGAAACTAGATACAAAGAACTTAAAAAAATGGGACGCCCAATTGATTCAATTACAGTTCTTTGTCTTGGAGATTTAGTTGAAGGTTGCGATGGACATTACGATATTCAAACATTTACAGTTGAAGTAGACCGACGCGACCAAGTAAAGATTGCTCGTCGATTGCTTCGAGATGCACTCATCCGATGGTCAAAGATTGCACCTGAAATTATAGTTGCTGTAATCGGCGGCAATCATGGCGAGAATCGTAAAAACGGAAAAGCATTTACTACGCTTAATGATAATGACGATGTAGCCCTAGTTGAATCAGTAGCAGAAATTTTTGCTGCTAATCCTGAAGCCTATGGTCATATTCGTTTTGCAATTCCAACAGATGAACTAAGTTTGACAGTTGAAGTATGCGGAAAGATTATTGGCATTACCCATGGTCACCTCGCTCGCTCAGGACAGGGAGTTGAGGGAAAGTTGCGCCGATGGATTGCTGACCAAACTCTCGGGCGGCAATCCATCGGTGACTGCGACATTCTGGTTTCGGGTCATTATCATTCACTTAAATTGGCAGACTGGGGCGGAGTTAAATGGATTCAAGCCCCAGCACTAGATGGCGGGAGCGTATGGTGGCGACAATCAACGGGCGAGATTGCGGATGTGGGAGTTCTGACATTCATGGTATCGGAAGCAGGGATGAGCGACCTGCAACTACTCCGATGAATGACCCGCGTGACATAGCCGCATATGCCGCGGAATTGGTGTCTGGAGAGCGTCAGGAGGCTTACGGGCATCCACTTGATAACTTTGGTAGGGCAGCCTCTATTTGGTCCGTTATATTGGGCGTGGAGGTCACTCCTGAGCAAGTGGCGCTCTGTATGGTTGGAATGAAGATTGCCCGAGAAGCCCATCAAACCAAGCCCGATACGGTGGTTGATGGAATTGGATATTTTTTAACGCTTGCCATGATTCGAGAAGAGCGAGCGCACAGAGAAAATCTCTGATAGGTTAATTCTTGAAAGAACCCCTTGGTGACGGGGAAGCGCCTAGGGGTTTTTTCATGCCCTAATCTTGAATATACAACCCCCGTGTGATATACTTCAGGTATCGAAAGGGGGCAACATGAGAGAGTTCCGCATCTCCGAGATTGATAGTGCTAAAACGCTTGCTAAAGCGCAAAAGATTGCGCAGCGTTCAAAGAAATATGGTTTATCAGGTGGTTATCAGGTCAGTATTCAAGACCGCGAAGAATTAGTTGGAGGCGTCAAGTACCAATATAAAGTTTTGGTAATTGAAGGCGAAACACTTAAATACAAAGGCTGGGAATTTGTTGGTGTTGCTCAATTTGTTCAAGACCAAGTAATCCTAAGTCATTTTTCAGATGAAGTTCAGATTCAAGCCTCTGAAATTAAGGCGGGTCATTGCGACCAATGCCAAACAAATCGTCAGCGCGGCAAAGTTATTTTTGTCAAAAACGCAGAAGGAAAGTTAAATCAAGTCGGTTCAACCTGCGTAAAAGACTTTCTAGGCTGGGATTTTTATGCAAGCGCTTTGGTGACAGAAGAAGATTTTGAGAAAGCATTTGGCGGATTTAGCGGCGGCAACCGTGGAGCCATCGGAACTCTTGGACTTCTTGCTTACGCAATTAAGGCAGTCGAAAAAGTTGGATATGTGAAATCACACGAAGCAGGTACTTCAACAAAGGATTTAGTAGTCGGAGTTCTTAAAGGCTATAACGACCAAAAAGAATTTTGGAAGAAAAATAAAATTGGCGAAGTGACAGATGTTGAGTTTAAGAAGGCTGAAGCCCTTATCGAGTGGGCTAAAAACTTTGAAGGCGACAGCGCTTATGCTCAGAATGTACGCGCCGTAGCCAATCTTGAATATCAACAAGAGCAATCATATGGAATTGCAGTCAGCATTGTGAAGGCTCAAAATAACCAAAAAGAAAAGCAAGCGGTTGAAAAAATTGAGTTCAAAAAGGAGCAATATGCTGAAACTGGTTCCAAAATTGAAGTAGAGGTTGAAGTAGTCGGTTCAAATACTTTTGAGTCAGCCTATGGATTAACAACTCTCTTCACATTTATTAACCAAGGTGGGTATCAATTCAAGTGGTTCTCATCAAGCGGAGCAAATGTTGAAATCGGAGATAAAATTAAAATCAAAGGAACAGTTAAAGGTTCCGATGAATATAAAGATTCGTTTTCAACACTCCTTACTCGCTGCAAGTTCATCTAAAAATCGGTGCTGATACACTTTCCTTACTGTGCGCTAGTCGCCCCATCTTTATCGTTTGCCTTCGTGTCCATGTGACCTAAACGGTTATTTGGGGCTACCCATATGCCGTTACGAAGGAGATTTAGATGGCAAGTTATCGAGTTCTAAAGGGTATTGACTACCCACCTAATAAGCGGGCTGAAGAAGGTCAGACAGTTAGCGACCTACCTGCTACATCAATCTCATGGCTCCTAGAAATTGGCGCTATTGAAGATGCAAGTAAGCCAGCAAAGAAAATTGAAGAACCAAAAGTTCAAGAAGTTATTGAAACTCCTGTTGTTGAGGAAACTCCAGCAGTTGAAGAAACCCCTGCCCCAGAAGATGAGGAAATCTAATGCCTACATTTCGCCATGGTAAAAACATCTCAGTATTCATTGACGAATATGATTTTTCCGCTTATTTTTCAGATATAACTGCCGCAGATAAAGTAGACACCGCTGATATTACAGCGTTCGGCGCTGCTGGTAAGGCGTATGTTATTGGCAATCAAGACGGAACAGTAAGTCTTTCAGGATTCTTTGAGTCCACAGCATCAACTGGTACAGACCAGTATTTTGCTGGAGTAAAGGGAAGCACAACTAAGCAAAAGGTAGTTGTCGCTCTTGAAGGTGCAACAGTTGGAACTCGCGCAGTAATGCTTCAGGCAGATGCAAGTTCATATCAGGTAAGCGCTTCAGTCGGAGATGCAATCAAGGCTTCAGCAGAATTTCAGGCTTCAGAGTCAATTGACCATGGTGTGATTCTTTCATCAGGCGCCGCTATTTCTGCAACAGGTAACGGAACAGGTGTTGATAACGCAGCGGCTACTGCCAATGGTGGAGTTGCCTTTATTTCAGTTCCAGCCAATACACGAAACGGAACAATCATTGTAAAAGTTCAGTCATCTGCGGATAACTCAACATTTGCTGATTTGGTGACATTCACAACCGTTTCATCAACAACAAAAACATCAGAAAGAATTCTTGTTGCTGCTGGTACAGCAGTTCCAAGATACCTACGAGTGTCCTATACAGTCGCAGGTTCAACAGGTTCAGCCACACCAACCGTGGCTTTCGCTAGGAGGTAATAAAAATGCCAACTTTCCGCCATGGTAAAGCAACGGTATTCAAGTTAGATAACTCGTCTGCATCACTTACAGACATTTCAAACACACTTACAGATGTGTCATTTCCTGCAAAGGTAGACACCGCTGAGGTAACGGCTTTCGGCGCAAGCGCGAAGTCTTACATTGTTGGTTTGACTGACGGCACCATCTCAATTTCAGGTACATTCGACGCAACTGTAGACGCACTATTTGGTGGCGTTGTTGGTTATGCAACAGCGCTTAACTGGAACTACGGTCCAGAAGGCTCAACAACTGGCATGGTTAAGTACACAGGTCTTGGCTATGTGACTTCATATCAGAAGAGCGGTAGTGTTGGCGATGTTGTTAAGTACAGCGCTGAAATTCAGATTACTGGCGCAGTAACCCGCACAACTTTCTAAGATAATTTAATAAATCGTGACCAACCTAGTGTCCAAGGAGAATAAAATGACCCTACGCGAAACCATTTTCGGCGCAGATGATATTACGAAGGAATTAGTAGAAGTCCCTGAATGGGGCGTTACTGTAGAAATTCGTTCTATGACTGCTGCTGAAAGAGCAGGATTAACCGAAGCATCAACAACAGGTAATGTAAATAAGGTAGACATCTCAATGATGTATGCCCTTTGCGTTATTGCAACAGTCTACGACCCAGAATCAGGTTTGCCTATCTTTAAAAAGGGTGACGAGCAAGCAATTCTTTCCAAGAACGGTTCAGTTATTGAGCGTCTTGCAACGAAAGCCATGGGTTCATCTGGATTTACAGATACAGCGGTAGACGAGGCGGCTAATCGATTTCCACAAGAATCCTGAGCGTAGGTTTCTTTTCGAACTAGCAGAAAAATTAGGTAGGACGGTGGGCGAACTTCTTTATGGGAGTCCCGCCCACCGCCCCCTATCTAGCAAAGAATTAACAGAGTGGGCAGCAGTCTGGGCTATTCGCGCAGACGAACATGAAGAGGCGAATAGAAAGGCGAGATAATGGCTGATACTCCAACCATGGAAGTACGCGCTCGCCTGACCGCTGACTCTGCACAATTTGTGCAGGGCATGAATAATGCAACTGCCGCAGCAAATGAATTAACTAAAACTGCATCTCGCGTCAATACCGCCATGACTGGTATCAGCATCGCTGCTGCTGCTGGTATGGGCGGTCTTGTCGCGTTAGGTGTGCAGTCATTTATGGCTGCTGCTCGCGTTCAAGAATTAGATATTGCAATCAATGCCGTTGGTAAATCAACTGGTCTTGGTTATGACGCAATCAATCAAGCCGCTCTCGGTATCAAAGAGATGGGTATTGAAATGGCGGTGGCTCAACGCTCCGCTTTGATGTTTGCTCAAAATAACTTGAAGTTGGCTGATGCCTCCAAGTTAGCGCGTACTGCGCAAGACCTTGCAGTTCTTTCAGGCAAAAATTCAACTGAAGAATTCCAACTTTTAACTTACGCTGTTATGACTCAGCGTTCAGAACTTTTTAAATCCGCTGGCGTTAATGGTTCAGTTCAAGGTGCTTACGAAAAAATGGCGCAAAGCCTTGGCAAATCAACTAAGCAATTAACTGCGGCTGAGAAGGTTCAGGCTGCGATGAATATGGCTCTTGAAGAGGGAGCCAAAGTTGCGGGTACATATGAAGCGGCTATGACAAGCCCCGGAAAAGTTCTTCGTTCATTTGCTCGTCTTAACGACGATTTGATGGTTGCAGTAGGTGGAGCGTTGCTCAAGGGAATCGGTCCAATGATTGTTTCTCTTTACCAATTAGAAAAAACAATAGTTCATGCGGTTGAAGGAACTGGGGCTTTCCATGACATTATTACAGCGCTAACTGCTGTGATGGTTCATATCTTTAAACCAATTACTGCCTTTATTGATGGTCTAAAAGGCAGTATTGAAAAAATGGATAAAGCCAAAATAAATGTAGAAAAACTTGCTGAAAAATTAAATAACATTTTGCCAATTCTTCTTGCTTTAGGTGCAGCATTTGCAACTGCTGGCGGAGCGGCTATTTTTAGAATGGTTCCAGTATTGGGAACAATTTTGGGGATGCTTAATCCTATTGGAGTTGGTTTGGCTGTATTGGCTTTGACATCATCAAAAGTTCGTGAGGCTTTTGTAAATCTGGGCAAAGCGCTTTTGCCAGTCATTGCGGTTGTAAAAAATGCTGCTGGCGCTTTATTAAATGTTTTAGGATATGCAGTTGGTTTTGTTGGAAAAGCAATTAACGGATTGGCAACTGTAGTTAATTATGTTGTTCAATTCTTTGTTCGCCATGAAAGAATTACAAGATTGCTTGCAGGTGCCTTTGCTTTTGCCGTTGCAACTGCGCTCGCTTACAAAGCGGCAATGATTACCATGGCAGCAGCATCAGCCGTTGCTACTTTTGCTACTGAAGCATATGCAGTTGCAATGGTTCTTATGGAAGGTGCCGAATTAGCATCTATCGCTTCAACTAATGGTTTAGCCGCTTCTCTTTTAGCCGCCGATGCAGCAATGTTGCCAATTAGTGGAACTGTTCTAGCCGTTGTTGGCGCAGTTCTTGCACTTGCCGCTGGAATGATTTACTTATACAACACTAATGAAACCGCTCGTAAAGTAATTACGGATGTGTTTAATAAAGTAGCCAATGTTGTCGGTTTGGTTATTGGAACCGTTTTAGGATGGTTAGGACAATTACTTCTCGGTCTTGGCAATTTGATGGATACTCACACTACTTTTGGAACAGTTGTCGCAAATGTATTGCAATTTATTTATCAAGGTTACTTAACATATGTCCAAATAATTTTGGGATGGTATAAATCTTGGCTTGATGCAATTGAATACATTACAGATAGACATAATGTTTTTGGTAAATTTATTGCCACAGTTCTTAATTTTATTGGCAACATCGTTGTAACAGCAGTCATTCTTGTTATTAAAATGATTAAAAGTTGGTTTGATGCTTTCAATTATCTATTCCAAGGTCATACCACGCTTGCCAAAATTGTTAGCGCGGTATTTAAATTTGTAGTTGAAATTATTGGCGGAGCAATCAATATTGTTTTGCAAGTGTTTGCAAATCTTCTTAAAGGCGTTGCCGTAATAGTTCATATCTTTGGTTACTTAAAAGACTTTATGGGTGTCGCTTGGAACGCTATATGGAAAGTTATTTCTACAGTATGGGGATGGATTGAATCTGTCTTTAAGGCTATTTGGAATGGCATTAAAACTGTAGTTTCATTTGTTAAGAATTTAATTGCAGACCTTGTAGATGCTTTGGCTAAACCTGTTGGTTGGATAGATAAAATCACAGGAAAAGACTGGGCAGGAACTCTTAAGGAAATCTCAAATGGTCTTAGAGGTATAAAAGACAACGCTGAAACATTCAAAGAAACATCAGTAGGACCAACTGATTCTAAAAAATCTATCGATGCAATAACAACAGTTGGCGTGGCTTTAGCAAAAGCAACTCAAAGTTGGGGAAACTTTACAACTGGACCAGAGGCTGCAATTTCTGGATTTGCAAACAAAATTTCTGAACTTGGCGAAAAAATTGTTACTTACGCTGGCAATGTTGAAGGTTTAAAAGTTATTGACGCTTTAGCCTCTGGAGCAGATACAGCATCTAAAGCGCTACAAACCGTTCTTGATGGTTTAGAAAAAATTAAAGATGTAAAAGTTGGAAATTACATTACGGATACGGTAAGTAAAACCGCTGAATTTGCTTCAAATACTATCGGTGAGATTATTAAGCGTTTGCAAGATGCTAAGGGTTTTGACATCGGAACTGCTTTAACGCAAGGTGTAAGCGATGTTGCAACTAAAGCGGGCAATGCTCTTATTGGCATCAGCGCTGGAATTGAATCATTTTTAAGTGGTGATGTTTTAGGCAAGGCTATTGATGGTCTTGGTAGTTTTATTGATTCGCTAAAAGAATCAGTCGGTTTTGGCGATATTCTTAAATCTCTGCAAGAAAAATTTCAAGGAAACGCAGCAAATCCAAATGCTACAAGCGCAGACGCTTTAGGAAAAAATACTGCCGCAGATATTAAAAATAAAGCCGACCAAATGCAAAAAATTCGTGATGCAATGAACGCTGGATTAGATGCAATTAAAAAGGTAATGGATGATTTGCGTCAGGCTGCAAAAGATTTTGCCAATAGCCTCAAAGACACCATCGTAGGATTTGCTGGGTTAAAGGGTGTTGAACTTCCTGATGGATTTATCCCACAGGCAAAATCGCTTATTGAAAATATGCAGATGAAGTTAAATAAAGCAACTCAATTCTCTGCACAAATTGCGCAACTTCAGGCTATGAACCTTGATGCAGGAGCATTAAAAGACATTATCGAGGCTGGACCAATTCAAGGCGCTCAACTTGCCGCAGCAATTCTTGGCGGAGGTCAAGAAGCCGTAGACCAAGTAAGTAGTTTGCAAAAGGCTATTGAATTTGCAGGAGCAGCAATTGGAAACCAAGGCATGGTTGCGGCTGGATACCCAGCAATGATTGATGCTGCACAGGCTAAATATAATTCGATTGCCAATGCTGAACTTGCTGTTGGAGGTAATGGAACTATTGTTAATATTACTGAAGGTGCATTTAAAATTTCTATTGATACTTCAAAGGCTACAACCCCTGAAGAAGCAACTGCAATAATTGAAAATGCAATTAGCAACGCATTTGCGACTCTCGGAAAAGAATTGGCGGCTAAGTAATGGCAACATATGTTTTGCGCCCAAATGCTGATTGGAATAATGCAAGCGCATTTACTATTTCAGGCGGAAGTGGAACTGCTTACGCAGCCCTTTCTGACAACAGCGATACAACTTACATAACTCGTACAAGCACAACCATTCCAGCAGCCTATGAAATGGAATTGGGAACTACAACTTTGGCTGCAACTGAAAAGGTTGTATCAGTAAATCTACGCGCTAAATTCAATGTTGGAACAAATGGAATTGCTCAATTAAGTTTAGGCGTTATTACTGACCGCAATGGTCGCACCGTTTATTACTCAGTTCCGTATACAAAACAAAAGACATTTTCCACGGCTACGGTAGATGCGTCTTTATATTTAACTACTGCTCCAGACGGTTCAGCATGGTCACAAACTCTCATTGATAATCTGGTAGTCAAATTCCAAGATGGTGCCACAGCATCTGGTGACCGCTCGCAACTTTTAGAAGTTTATGTCGATGTTTTAACTACAGCGCAACCAACAACAACCGTGACCGCTCCAACTGGAACCATTACGGATACATCTTTCCCAGCGGTTACTTGGACTTACGCTGATACTGATGGTGATGTTCAATCGGCATATGAAATTAAAATCTTCAGTTCTGCTCAATACAGCGCTTCAGGATTTAACCCAGAAACATCAGCCTCGATTGTGGATACTGGCATAATTATTTCTACAAATAATGGTCAATCCCTTGAAGTTGATTTGCCAAACAGCACCACTTATCGCGCTTATGTAAAAACAGCGCAATTAGTAAATGGCGTTAATTACTTTAGCAACTGGGCTTACAGCCAGTTCACCATGGGTATTGATTCCCCAGCATCTCCAAGCATTTCCGCATTTTACGATTCAACAAATGGTTCAATTGCGGTAACTGTTTATGGTCGAACAAATACATTGACAACAAATCAAGCATCTCTTGAAACCGATACTTCAGGATGGGTCGCCGCCAGCAATTGTTCAATAGCCCGCTCAACAGCAGAGGCAAGTTCTGGAAGCGCTTCTTTATCTTTAACGGCTACCGCAATTGGAACTATGACTGCAAGCACAAATACTTATGTTGCAGTAACTCCTAATCTTGACTTTTCGGCTACGGCTGAATTTAAATCTGCGGCTACGGCTCGTTCATGTTCTGTCGGTATTGAGTGGTACACATCAGCACTCGTTTCTATCAGCACAGCATACGGAACTGCTTCCAATGACTCGACTTCCACTTGGGGCGCAAAAACCGTTTCTGCAACCGCGCCAGCGACTGCGGCATATGCAAAAGTTTATGTACGAGTTGCATCAGCGGCTGCAAGTGAAGTGCATTATGTAGATAAAATTGCTTTTCACGCGGGCAACTCACCTACTTGGACTAAAGGTGGTTTTTCTAATTTTGTTTTCAATGTAGAACGAAGCGATGACAATGGTGTGACTTATTCTGCAATTAGAAACAGCCCAGTAACAGCGGATTCGGCACAAACTGCACAACTTAATGATTACGAAGTTCCTCTTGATTCAATTGTTTACTATCGGGCTAAAGCACAGGCGGTTGGATAATGGCTATTCTGTCATCTGGATATACAACATCAGCACCAGTTCAAGTTCTTAATCCGGGCTATTGGTCATTTGTAGCCCCAGAAAATCCAACCATCAAAGTTGATAATGTTTCCGTTCAACAACCTTTAACTTCCACAATTGTTGAAACTTACGGAAGTTTTAAACCTCTTGGCGCGGCAAAAACTATTGTTGTTGCTGGAAGCATTTACGGTGTAGATGGCAGTTATGAAATTACAATTCAAGGTGAAACTGCATGGGCAGCACTTGAACCAGTTATCACCTATCAAGGCGTTCTCCATGTCCATGACCCTCTTGGTCGTCAGAAATATGTGCGTTTTGTAGACAGAAGTTATGTCGAATCTGGACCACTTGCTAATTTAATCCGAACCGTTAAGGTTAATTACTACGAAGTAGATGCTCCGTAATGTATCCAGTATCGGACGCTTTTTTAGCCGCTGTCCGTCAATCTCATATCAGCATGGTAAAAGTTGAGATTTACGACATTGCTAATAATGAAGTAATCAGCACGGCTTCCCCAATTGATGGTGAAGTAACTATTGATAATCGTCGTTCAATTCGCCGTCAATGTTCGCTAACTTTTGTAGACGCTGATGGAACTTTGGTACCTAAAAATAATCGTTCTGCAATTTTTTTGCCTTACAACCGAGAACTTCGCGTGTATCGCGGGGTTCAATTTGCAGATGGAACAGAAGAATTAGTCCCACTTGGCGTTTTTGGTTTAACAGATGTAAATATTACAGATACAGCCCAAGGTGTAAAAATTGAAGTGCAGGGTTCTGACCGCAGTTTAAGAATTCAAAAGGCTAAATTTACTGACCACAGTTTTTATATTTCAAACGGAACAGCCAAAGAAACAGCAATTACTCAAATCCTGCAAAATCGTTTTCCAAAAGTTCAAGTTATTTTTCCAGCAACAAATCAGACGACGACTTTGTTATATCCAACTCTTGACCAATCATCTGACCCATGGAAAGAATCGTTAAAGATTGCCGAGTCCGCTGGAATGGATTTATATTTTGATGCGGTTGGAATTTGTCGTATGCGTCCAATTCCAGACCCTGATGTTGATTTGCCAGTCCAAGTTTATACCGATACAGTTGATTCAGTCTTTACTCAGTTATCCCGCAATCTTTCAAGTAGCGATACTTATAATGGCGTTATTTATACTGGTGAAGGAACAAATCTTTCAATTGGTGTTTTAGGTACAGCATGGGATGAAAACCCCGCTTCTCCTACTTATCGTTATTCCTATGGTGAAGTGCCACTATTCAAATCATCCCCCACAATTTTGACGGTGGGTGAAGCCGTAGCCGCAGCACAGGCTGAATTGCGCAAAGTTCTTGGAGCAGCAGAGAAAATTACTTGGGACCAAATTGTTAATCCTGCCCATGATGTCTATGACATTGTAAAAATCACGCGAGATAAATCAGGGGTAGACAGAAACCTAGTGATTGATTCGATTAGTATTCCTCTATCACCTGCATCCACCATGAACGCAGTTGGAAGAACAAGGAGATTTTAATGGATTTAAGTTATCTAGTTAAACAAATTAAAGAACCTTCATCGGGGTTGCGACTACGACAGGCTGAAGTTATTGTTCACAACAATACGACTCCAAAATCAGTAGATGTAAAAATTGCTGGAGATAGCAATATTTTGCCCGCAGTTAAATACCTTAATAGTTTCAACCCAACAGTTGGGGATACCGTTTGGTTAATATCCAACGGGGCTGATGTATTGTGCATCGGGAATCAAGCCAAATAATCAATACGGTATTATTTATATCTGACTAAGGAGTTAATATGACATCACAGCAAAAGGCAGCGCTCGCTTCATATGGGCGTTCATTTCTAGCAGCCATGGTCACAGCATTTATGGCAACAGGTGGCGACCTTCTCGCCCTCGACGCAGATACAGCCAAGGGAATCCTTGCAGCGGGTATCGCCTCTATCCTCCCTGTTGCACTTCGTTATGCCAACAAGAAAGACCCAGCATTTGGGCGCGTTGCAGAAATTGCAGCAGCAGAAGGCATGAAGAAACTTACAAAAAAAGCACCTGCAAAAAAGGCTGCTGTTAAAAAGGCGGCTAAGTAATGGCTAAGGCAGCAGATGTTCTTTCTCATGCAAAAAAGTTTGTAGATGAAAAATACGCCGAAACTGGCGATAACCACACAATAATGGGTAAGTGGTACGGAACAGACGGTTTGCCATGGTGCGCCGCTTATGTTTCATATTGTTTCCATCTTGCGGGTGCGCTTGATTTAATCAAGGTTGCAGGTAAAAAAGGTTTTGCATCATGTGATGTAGGAATGAAAGCATTTGCAAAAGCGGGAATGTTAGTTCCTGTTGGACAGGCTCAAGCGGGGGATATTGTTTTCTTCCAATTTGATGCAGATGCTCAGCCAGACCATGTGGGTTTTGTTTATTCAAATGACGGCAAAAATTTAATTTGTTTCGAGGGTAATACAAGTTCAGATGCAAAAGGGTCACAGTCCAATGGTGGAATGTGCGCAAAGAAAAAGCGTCCATATTCATTCGTCATGGCAGTCGCCCGTCCTAAATACGACGCGGAATAATTTTCATGGAACATGAAGTAACCCTAGGAGAAATCATGCGTAGGCTGGATGAACTCAGCGACGGCATGAAGCAACTCAATTCTTCTATTGGGGAAACTTATGTCAGACGCGATGTGTATTCTGCCGACTCACAGAAGATTGCAGTCACTTACGAACATATGATTCAGCGCCTCGAAAAGATGGAATCACGCTCAGAATGGGTAGTTCGCACAGTTGGGGCAATCCTCATCGGAGCGGTTATAACAGGAACAATTTATCTAAAGAGCGCCCTAGGCATTTAGATTTGACATAACTAACTGGGGTGTTATATCCTCTCCCCTAACGAGAGGAGCAGTAAATGACACAGCCAGCAATAGACGAATTTGAAATCGTCGAATCACCAGCACCAGAGGGCTTTCGCGTCGATGACGACGAAAAAGCAGAATGGGCAATCAGAAAACTAGCCCGTATCCGACGAAAGCAGTCGGAAAACAAAGCCATCCATGAAGCCGAATTACAACGCATCTCAGAATGGCTTAAAACGGTAAATGAAGCCCTAGAACGGGACGCCGCATACTTTGAGGCAGTCCTAACCCCATACGCGCTCCTAGAGCGCTCCAATGGTCGCAAATCGCTAGTCTTGCCTCACGGCACAGTCAAAACTACGGCTGGTCGCGCCAAGATTGAATTTGAGTCCGAGGATGGGTTTATTGAATGGGCAAAAATCAATGACCCTGAGTTGATTCGAGTAAAACACGAAATCAACAAAAAGGCTCTGAATGATTTGATTACCGACGATTATCAGGTAATATCAACCCAAGGTGAAATTATCCCAAGTATCAAGGTAATACCACCGACACCATCAGTTTCATTTGCTCTAGGAGAGGAAAAGTAAATGCCCACAATAGTTCAACTTCTGAATGAAGTTATGAAAGATGTTGGAGCGATTAGCAAGACGGACAAGAATACTTCCCAAGGATTTAATTTCCGAGGAATTGATTCAGTTATTAACGCCGTATCGCCAGCACTTCGAAAGCATGGGATTGTTGTAGTTCCATGTGTTGATGATTACCAGTATGAGTCAGTCGAAATTGGCAAGAATCGAACAGTCATGGGTCATGTAAAGGTGCGAGTTACTTACACCTTTGCGGGTCCAGATGGCGATGCAATTAAAGCCAGCGTCGTAGGAGAGGCGATGGATGCAGGTGACAAGGCAACAGCAAAAGCAATGTCAGTAGCATTTCGCACAGCATTACTTCAGTCACTCTGTTTACCAACAGATGACATTGACCCAGACGCGCAATCATATGAGCGTTCAGATAAAGTCGTGGTCGATACAAAGGCACTTGCAACTGCAATAGCACAAGCGTCCGACATTGAAACTTTGGCAAAAATTGGTCAATACATAACTCAACAAAAAGACCATATTGAGCCAACAATTTTAGAAACGCTTCGTTTATCTTTTAAGGAAGCGCAATCAAAAGTTGCAATTGCTGTAGTAGAAACAGTTTCAGATGAACCAGTTAATGCCTGAGTTGCCATATGCAGGAACTTCGGGGTATTCGGGAACGGATACCTCGGAGAACCGAGCAAGGATTGATGATTCAAACGGGACGACAGGTAAACGCCAAAGCCAGACATTTTCATTTTTGTCGCAACGCCATAAAAACGGTGCGACTTGGAAAGAAATTGCTGACGCACTTGGGTTGCATCATGGTTCAGCGAGTGGCGTATTATCCGTTCTCCACTTAGCGGGAAAAATTGAGAGGCTTGCCGAAACGAGAAATCGATGCAAGATTTATGTTCTTCCCGAATATGTGGATGGTCGAAAGACTGAATTACACCGAGGCAAAAAGTCGGCGGTACACCATTGTTGGAATTGCGGAGTTAATTTATGAGTATCAGGTGGATTACAAAAGTTTGGTCGGACAGCCCGTATAACGGAACCCGATTGTTAATCCACCTAGCGCTCGCAGATATTTCGCACGATGATGGTCGATTCTTTGCCAGTCAAAAGAATTTGGCTGAAAAAGGGAGATGCACAGTCGAATATGTTCGAAAAGTAATCAACGAGATGATTGCCGATGGTCATATTCGAATTGTGACTAAAGGAAACTCAAGAGGAAACGCAACTACTTATCAATTATTGGTCAAAAAAGTCCCCAACACCGTTGGGGAGTCATTGCCGATAATGGATGACGAACTCCCCAACTCAGATATCCCCAACTCCCCAACTTTGGAGCCTCAACTCCCCAACGCCACTCCGTACCATCCGTCCTATACACCCGTCCTATCTACAACGGCTTCAACCGCTCCCGCGGTTTACGCCGATGGTGAATTAGCGGCTAGAACTTGGTGGGAAAGACTGGCAACAAAACCGATTGGCAAGGGAGCATGGCACTCATTGCTGGAAGTTTGCAAGGCTGCTGAAAAGCAAGGTTACTCAGCAGAACAAATCGTAAATGCTTTGAATTATGTGGGAACTGTTCCTAGTATGCGTCAAATGGATTTAGTCCTAAGAGGGAGAGGAGTCAAAACTGCACATGAAAAATCCGCCGAGCGAGCAATTGACCTTGCGCAAAAACTTAGGGATGAACCTATCTGACATTGCAATGCTTCTTGGGTTCATAGGAATTTATGACCTAAGAGTTCAAGTCGATGAATTAAAAGTTCGAGCATGGGCAGAATCTCTTGATAAAGATATTCCATTAGATGAAGCGAAAAAAATTGTTTCAGCCCACTACGCAAATTCAGATGCAGCGGTAAACCCTAGCCATATCAATCGAGGTTGGAGAGTGAGATTACTTGCTGAAAAGGAAAGACAGCGTTCTGAAGCCGTAAGTAAAGAATTACAAAGAGCAATAGATAAAGCCGCACCGCCCGAAGTAGCAGAAAAGTATCTTAAAGAAATCCGAAGCGTTTTGAATAGAGGAAAAAGTGAGATGGAAGTTAATTCAGGAGAGGTGGCATCTAACGAATGATGATATTCCGATTTGCAATATGGCTTCTATCTTGGCGAAGCAGACGCAGGAAAAAATTTGCTCTGCTTGCATGGACTCCCTCGCGGATGGATTGATTGGGTGGCGAAACCTAAACTAAAGGTAGAGGATGAAGTTCGGTTTACCGTCTTAGCGAGAGCCTTCTACAGATGTGAAAGATGCGAAGGTGGAGCAACCGCTTTTGGATTTTCAGTCCATCATAGATTGCCTCGCGGAATGGGAGGAAGTAAAAATAAAAACTTACATAAGCCAGCAAACTTAATAGTTTTATGCGGGTCTGGGGTTGATGGATGTCATGGATGGGTCGAATCAAATCGTGAGCAAGCAAGACAAGATGGTTACTTGCTTTACAGAATTGATAACGCTTCTGAAATTCCATTTATCGATAATCGTGGTGTCGCATGGTTAATTGATGACGACGGACAAAAAACGCGATTCGACACAATTTGGAAGAACATTTAATGTTTGCACCATGGAATGTATATGTGGCTGGGAAGATGAAGAGCAACTGGTTTTTCGACTGGAACTTGCTCAAAGACCATGGACGACAAACGGAGAACGAGCGGGTAATCGCTGGGAGAGAGCAGAAAAGGTCAAGGTGTGGAGAAGCGCATTTGAACTTTTGGCTAAATCTGAGAAGATACCGCTTATGTCTTGGGTGAGCGTAGTAGTTGAACCTCATCAAAAAGGCGGACGCCTTCAAGATGTGGGGGCGTGTAACCCAGCAGTAAAAGCGGCAATTGATGGCATTGTGGATGCAGGAGTTTTACCCGATGATGGTCCTGCGTATATGAAATCGTTAATTTTTCTACCGCCTCAAAATGATAGAAACTCATTGGTGCTTTACATAAGAGGAGCGAGAAAATATTTATGAACTGGCATTTATTATTAAATATTGTGGGAGTTGTAATTACCTTTTTTATATTAACCCCCTTTATAGTTGTCCCATTGCTTTCATATCACAAAGCAAGGTTTAGAAATGAGTTGGAGTTGATTGCTGAATATCACCCACACATGGAACAAGAAGATTTAGACGAAGCATTTATGAGAACCTTTGGAGGAGAAACAGAATGACAACAATGGAAGCAGCCCAATTAGACGGTCAAGGATTGGCAGACCTTAAATTGATAAATGATGCAATTCGTCAGCATCAAATCCAAGTTACTGATTTGTTGAAGCGCCGCAAACAGTTAATTCTCCGCCTTCGCAAGCAACGCATTACTTACAAAGAAATCTCAAAAACCATAGGCGTATCCGAGCAATTGATTTACAAAATCATCAAGGATGAAATTGACCGCACTCCGCATTACGATGCTGAAGGAAAGATTATCCGTTACCGAGGACGACCACCTAAGCCAACAATTTAAATCTTTATTAAAAGAGAATTAGGTAAAGAATAATGAATGAAATCGTTTTTGATGATATGTGGGTTGCTTTAAAACGCAAAAAATCTTCTTTAAATTCAACAGTTCAATTAAGCAAAATTGTTGAAGAAGCGTGTAGCCCTTTTGATTTTACTCAAACCGAATTTTCTGAATTTTTCCCTTGGGAAAAACCAATACTTCCTGAAAATTGGGGTATTGGGGTTATTGTTGGCGCTAGTGGAAGTGGTAAATCTCTTTTATTAAAAGAATTTGGAGAAATTCAAATTCCAGAATGGAAATCCAACACTTCCATTATTGCCCATTTTGATTCCAGCGCCGAGGCTGTTGATTTAATGTATGCCGTTGGTCTTTCATCTGTCCCTACATGGGTTAAACCATTTAATGTTTTATCAAACGGGGAGCAATTTAGGGCTAACTTGGCTCGCTCGCTCAAAGATAATCAAGTGGTTGATGAATTTACATCAGTTGTAGATAGAAATGTTGCACAGTCAGCCAGCAAAACTTTAAAAAAATATGTTGCTGCCCGCGAAATTAAAAATTTAGTTTTTGCTTCATGTCATCGAGATATTCTTGAATGGCTAGAACCTGACTGGATTATAGATACTGATGCGGGAATGTTTGTTATTAACCCTAGGGAGTGCCTTCGGCAAAAATCAATGGTGGCAGAAATTTACGAAGTCGAAAGAACCATGTGGGAGCATTTCAAAAAACACCATTACCTCTCTTCTGACATTTCACCTTTCTCCACTTGTTTTATCGCAGTCATCCAAGGAATCCCAGTTGCCTTTGCATCAGCAATCACTTTTCCAAGCGGAACCTTAACTAATGCTTGGCGTGGACACCGCCTTGTTACTCTTCCCGATTTTCAAGGTTTAGGAATTGGACCGCGATTATCTGATTGGACAGCAAGTTATTTTGTCAGACAAGGTAAAAGATATTTTAGTAAGACCGCCCATCCCCGTTTAGGACTTTATCGAGAAACATCACCTTTATGGAAACCAACTTCAAAAAATGGAAAATTAAGAACCGATGCAGTTTTGGCTGAAAATAGAAAACAAAATAGGTTTCAAAATTGGGTTATTAGTCCAACCAGAAAAGTTTTTAGCCATGAGTTTATTGGAGAATAATGAAGGCAAATATCAAAGTTGCTGGAGTTGAAACAGTTCCGATTTCGTCGCTGACTTCATATCCAGTTAATCCACGACGGGGCGATATTGATGCTATTGCATCTTCTCTCGCTGCTCATGGTCAGTATCGCCCCATAGTCGTGCAGTCGAGTACCAATTTTGTGCTGGCAGGTAACCACACACTCAAGGCTGCTAAAAAACTTAAATGGAAAAAGATTAAAATAACTCGGGTTGATGTAAACGAGGAACAAGCCCGAAAGATAGTTCTAGCCGATAATCGAATGACCGACTTGGCGGGCTATAACGAGCCGCTACTTAAATCCCTTTTATGCGCTCTGCCTGAACTTGATGGAACTGGCTTCACTCAGTCCGAGGTTGAAACTCTAGGGAGATTGCTAGAAGGTACCGAAAAGGAACCTTTGGGAACCTCTAAGCCTTTACCTAACGACCCTGAAGTAAAGGTTGCGGCATGGCGTTTTACTATCGACAGCGAGGCTTATGAGGCTTGGAGCGAACAACTGTTCGAAGAGTTTGGCAAAACTAAGTCTAAAGCGATAAAAGGTATCAAAGAGCGATTGGGTTTCCCTGAAAGAATCTCAGAGCCTGTAGAAACGGTCATAGAGCGTTCAGAGAGCGAGCCAGAGGATGTCCAGACCGTATCAGTCAAGGAGATTCAAACACACCCCTTAAATCCCCGCGAGGGCGATATTGGTCAGATTATTGAATCACTTTCAACAATGGGTCAATACCGTCCCATAATAGTAAATAAGCGGACAAACCATTGCATATCGGGCAACCATACTTTGACGGCAGCAGTTCAACTTGGCTGGGAAAAGATTGCAGTCCATTGGGTTGATGTAGATGATGTGGAAGAGATTAAGATTTTGATTGTAGATAACCGCACTTCGGATTTGGCGACATACGACTCAGCCGAACTCCATAAGTTACTGACCAGTACGGGTTTAACTGGAACTGGATTTAGCGCTGAAGAAGTAAGCGAGATTCTGGCAGGAGGAAAGACCAAGCCCGGACATAATCCGATTGGGCGAACTAATATCAAAGTCGGCAAGTTCAATATGAGAGTTCATTCAGAGGATGTCAATACTTGGGCTAATACAATTTACAATTGGAAAGATGTGGCTGAGTTATTGCAGATGCCCATGGATGCTTGTTCAACCGAGGTAGAATAATCAGATGACAACAGCAGTAGTTAAGAAAACAGCGAAGAAGCAAGTTGCCGCTGGACGACCTTCTCCGATTATGGATGAGGTAACCGAGTCTGCACTTTTGGATTATGTGCGCATTGGTGTGCCAATTCGTAAAGCGGTTGCAGCCGTAGGTATAGCCGAAAAGACTTTTTATAATTGGATGACCCGTGGAATGAATGAGAGAGAGCGATTGGCTACCGTGCCTAACGCCAAATCAAATCCAACCGAGGGTGTTTATCTACAATTTTTACAGTCTGTTGAACGGGCGCGTGGAGAAGCAATTACAAAAAAGGTTGCAGTTATCGCTAAGGCTGGCAACGAGGGAGATTGGCGAGCGGCTGCATGGTGGTTAGAGCGTCAGTCACCTGAAGAGTTTGGAAAGATAGATAGAGTCGAACATACTGGAGATGGCGGCGGCGCTATCAAGGTTCAAATTGAAATGGGCGACTTAGAAGATAAGATTGCCAAAGTTCTAGCAGCGCGAAAAAGGTAAACATGAGTGAACGGCTTGTAGACAGAGTTCTCAACGCCACGCCTGAACAGAGAGCAGAAATCTATTTCTCTTTAACCGAGGATGAAAAATATGCGCTGGGTGCAATCCTTGATGCAGAGATTGAGAACCGATGGGCTAGATGGGAAACAGACCCAATTGGATTTATTGAAGATGGCTTAGGCGAAACTCTTTGGTCAAAACAAAAAGAGATTTTGCAATCCCTAGTAGATAATAAAAGAACAACAGTTCCCGCTTGTCACGCGCCCGGCAAATCTCACTTAGCAGCGCGAGCAGTTGCATGGTGGATGTCAGTTCATCCGCCGGGCACAGCAATTGCAATTACAACTGCATCAACTTTTAAACAGGTTCGAAATATTATGTGGGCGCAAATTCGTAAAGTTCATATTGCTCACGATTTGCCGGGCGAAATATTAACGACTGAATGGAAAGTCGGCGGAACTACTATGGGCTACGGATTCCGTCCTGCCGATAATAATGAAGCCGCGGTTCAGGGTATTCACGCACCGCATTTGCTTATCGTCGTAGATGAAGCGGGCGGTATCTCAGACAAAATCGGTAGCGCACTTGAAGCGCTTATGACAGGTGGACATACCCGCCTTCTCGTATTGGGTAACCCGCCTACAGACCAAGAGCAGACATGGTTTGAAAGAATTTGTAATTCGCCTATCTATAACACGATTCCAATTGGCGCTTATGACACTCCAAACTTTACGGGTGAACATACGGGGCTATGTAAAAGTTGTCCTCCCCATGTTGAAGAGCATGATGTATCCACTCACCTTGTTGATGAAACATGGGTTCAAGATGTAGTCAGCGAATTTGGAGAAGATTCTCCGTTCGTTGAAGCCCGTGTATTTGCTCGTTTTCCACAATCGGGAACAGGAAAAGTTATTCCGTTTACTTGGGCTGAGTTGGCTACTAATAACGAAGAGCCGCTTGATTCTAATTTAATACGCCTAGGAGTTGATATTGCATCAGATGGCGGAGATGAATTTGTTATCGCTAAGGCAGATGGTTACAGGGTTAGCATTTCTCATCGCAGTTCAGGCAAGGTTAATGCGAACGCGGTAGATGTGGCTGGCGTAATTCTTGAACATATCAATGCAGCAGTTGCAATTCACGAAGAGCGCGGAATTAAAGATAAAGTCAGAGTCAAGATTGACACGATTGGCGTGGGCTGGGGTGTTGTATCGCTTCTAAAAACTTGGCAGACAGAGGGGCGCCACCAAGGGGAAATTATCGCAGTCAATGTGGCAGAGCGACCTAAAGACCAAACAAAGTTTAAAAATCAAAGAGCAGAGATGTGGTGGAATACCCGTTCACTATTACAGCCTAAAGAAGGAAAGCAAGATTTATTTTTGGATGTTGATAGGCAGGTATTAGCCCAATTAGCAGGTCCGGGCTACAAATCTGATTCATCAGGTCGAATTCAAATTGAGGCTAAGGCTGATATGAAAAAACGCGGAGTTCATTCGCCTGACCGCGCTGAAGCAATTCTTCTTGCCTTATACGAAAATAAGAATGTGGTTAATTTTGAAATGCCAATTTCATTTACTCAGTCAAATGATTGGGTGATGTAACTCCACGCAGAACAATATCGATTGCTTCTTGAACTAATCGACCTTCAAGCATATTGTTACAGCGCTCGCAAACACACAGCGGCATCATTTCATATTGAATCTGTGCCGCTATGTCTAAGCGAAGTTTTTCTTCATTCGGTTCCATCTTCAACCTTCTTTAAACGCAATTCATCTAAAGCGTTAAATCCACACTCGCAGATAATGGTTGTAATTTTATCTAGCCCTGAATCTGCTGGAGCATCGACACTTACAATTTCAGCGGTTGCATGATTATGGCTAGTGTCCCCAAAATTATTAACCACAGTTCGTGATTCTTGGGTAGCGCCAATTGCCTTAAAGTCATCCTTCCACCAAATTACCTTGTAGCCACCATAGGTAGTTGCATAAGACATTGATTGAGGTTGAACTTTCTGAAGATGCTTATAAACCTCTTCTTCATCTAAGTGACGATAAATTTCTTTTTCGTCATGCAGCAGGATGTAAGTGGTTTCTGCCATTTTTAAACTCCTAAAATCTGTTGAGGTTCATTTCCAAACACCTCTTCGTAAAGGAGTGTTCCGCCTTCCCAGTCTATCCAATTGCCATCCGATGTCACCTTGATGTCAGCGCCAAAACAATCTTTAGCGTGAATCAGGATTGCAGTAACTACAGGGTCATATGGCTTAAACGCAGTCTTGCAGAAATTGAATCCAACATCTTCTGAAGAAATGTGGAAAGTTTCGTGAGAGTTCTTTCCAATTCCATTGATGCAAATTAACTCAGGCTTTGAATCATCTTCGATACCAATGCCAGCATCTTTCGCTGTTTGAATAATTTTGGTTGCGCCTTCAAAAAACTTGTCCCAAGAAGATTTTTCAATTCCGTTGTTCAGTTCCCAGTAATGTGTGTATCCCATTATTTCTTACCTCCCTTAGATATGGTTACCTTTGATACTCGAATTTTTCCACGCTTGCGATAGATAAACAAACTCATGCAGCCACCGCCTCTTGCTTAACTACTTCGTGCTTATATCCGCGCCAGTTTGTAATTCTATATTTTCCACCTGACTCGGTAACAAATTTACTGCCACCTAGCCAGTAGAATTCGTTGTTTTTCGTTCCGTCTGTAAAATCAATTTCCTGTTCGAAAACAATTTTATCTCCGATAACTAATTTACCCTGAGCGTGAAACTTCTCGACTTCCTTACGCCAGTTCTGAGCAAACTCGCTCTTTGTTGGTGTAAGCAACTTGAACACGCTTTTTGGGCAATCGTAAGCAAACGGTCCAGCCGACTCGTCAATATCTTTTTGGGAGATAAAGCCATTCTTACGCTTTGTCAAAGTAATCTGGGCAAAAACATCGCCAGTTTCTTTGTTCTTGATAGCAAGATAAACAGGGACATAGCCACCGCTTCGCTTGCCTTGACCATAAGCCAAGATTTCGTATTTTTCATTAAGACCGCGCTTTAGGTCAAAATAGACATAATCCTTGGTCTTGATATTGCTACTGATATTTGAAACATCCCAACCCATTGCATTTCCTCTCTCTAAGATAACCTCAGTATAACACAACCACGGTTATATTTATCTTATTCCCGACACTTTTTGTAGAAAATCTTGAGCCAATTCAATTTCCTTGAATAACTCAGCCTTAGCCTCGTTTACATAAACTGCCTGAATTCGATATTGCTTGCCGCCAAAACCAGCCACGATTAGCGCGTAGTCTTGAGCCTTTTGCTTGCTCTCGAAATAATACTTTTGGGATTGACCCTTAAACTCCAACTCGTAAAGTCTTTTAGCCATTTTTGTTCTCCTTAGATAGATACTTGCTCGGACACGATGATGATTACGCCGTCGCAGTAAGACTCTTTAAAACCGCAGAAATCGAACTGTGAACTGCCTTCTTGACTTACTTCAACGCTGTGACCTTTTGAACAAACCACTTTGTAGACTTTGCTCATTACTTGCCCCCTTCTAAAGATGCTTGGTACTGCTCTTCCCAAGCCTTGATGTAGCAGCCTTGGCAGACCTGACCAAAGCCCTCGTACTGACCAAACTGGACGCCGCACATTACGCACTTTTCCATTTCAGCCTCCTCTCTCTTACAACTGAATTATATCCTACGGGGGTTAGTAATGCAACTCAAAACCCGTACAAGATGTCGTACAACTTTTCGAACAAATGTTCGTACTGATACCCTTGGCTCTATGACCGTCACACCAATAATCGCCGCACTCTTGAAGGCTTCATGCCCAACCGCGACTCAGGATGTGAAGGTCAATCTTGCCCACCGAAAGAAGGCTATTGACACAGCCTCCTACGGTCCTCTAAACCCAGCGGAGCCAAATACCGATTACTGGGACAAGATGGCTAAAGAATGGGATGTCACACCTGCCGAGGCTAAGAAACAGCGTTGCGGAAATTGTGCAGCGTTTATTCAAACCTCAGCAATGAAGGAATGTATTACAGGCGGATTAGCCGCTGGAGATACCAAGGCAGATGCCTATGCAATTGATGCAGCGGGCGACCTTGGATATTGCGAAGCGTTTGATTTCAAATGCGCTTCTCGTCGCACTTGCCGAGCATGGATTGTTGGCGGACCAATTACTGATAAAAATTCTAAAGCCCAAAAAAAGTAACCGCTACAATGTGGTACTAAAGGGCTTGTAATTATTTAGGAGCATAAATGCCAATTTCCACGAATACCTCGGCTGGTACTACTTTTACACCTAACGAAACGCTTTATGACCCTACCAATAAACTTCGCACCTCAGCACCTCAGTCGCTTATCGATACCGACTTTGAATATGGCGTTCAGAACTCTAAGTGGGAATCAGTTGGTTTAATCAATAACCGACCTTTTGCATATCCAAACCCAACTGCCCTTACAAATATTTCTTCAATCACTCAGAACTCAAACTCTCGCACAGTTACAGTCGCTCTTTCTACAGTTACAGCAACACCAAACGCAATTGCAGCATCCACCTTCAACGGTGCAGGTCTTACTGGATTTTTTGAAGTTCAAACCGCAGCGGCTCACGGATTTTCTGCTGGTCAATATGTAACTTTGTCAGGAGTAACAACAACAGTTGCTTATAACGATACTTGGTTAATCCACACAGTTACTTCTACAACTAAATTTGTAGTTCAAAGCACTCTTACAGGCACAGCGACATTCTCATCAGCCTCAGCCGTTGCTGGTGTAGCGCCTAAGACATTTACTCCGATTACAGTCCAAGATACATTTTTAGTTATTGCCAACGGTAACTTTATTATTGAATCAGGCGGCGGAACAGCCTCATTTACCTATACAGCCCGCGCTGCAAATACAACTGCGCTTACCGCTTTATTTGATAGCAACAAAACAAACATCTTTGTATCAAGCCTTTATACAGGCGCTCAAATTGGTACAACTGGCTCAGCAACTTTTGCCGTTTCATCAAACAAAATTACAGTTACTACCACAGTAGCCCACGGTCTTTCACTTGGTAATGAAGTAGCAATTACTGGTATTACAGGAACAAACCCACCTAACGGTGCGTATCTTGTATCTCAGATTACTTCTCCAACTATCTTTTCTTATTATGTAGTTGGTTCAGCGCCTTCAGGTTTGACTACTTCTTCAGCCTCGGTTTTTGTGCGCCCACAGGCTCAGTTCTTGCATCGTCCTTTCGATGGTGGAGTTATGTTCTCTGCTAACGCAGGTTCTAACTTTGAACAGGCTATCCGTCAGACCCGCCGTTACTTCCGCTATCAGTCAGGTAAGGGAATCCAGATGTCATCTGGAACAGTTCTCAAGCCGACATTTCAAATTGAGGCGCTTACTTCTTCAGGAACTACTGCAACAGTTCAAACTAAGGAAAAGCATAATCTCCAGCCCGGAGCCACAATTACAATCGCTGGCGCTAACGAGGCTAATTACAATACAACTACAACAGTTACCTCTGTAACAGGTTTTAACACATTCACTTACACAATGGCAGGAACTGCAACTTCACCTGCATCTGGCAACCACTACACAGTAGTCGCTAACTGGAGCGGTGCAATCAATCGCCTTGGAGTCTTTGATAATCAGAACGGTGTTTTCTGGGAGTTCGATGGAACAACTCTTTATGCAGTACGCCGTAACTCAACCTATCAAATCGGTGGTCGCGTATCAGTAACTAACAACTCAACAACAGTTGCTCAAACAGGTGCTACATTCCCAACAACATTTTCTAAGCAATTAACTCCGGGCGATTTTATTGTTATCCGTGGTCAGTCTTACCGTGTTATCGATATTGCTTCAGATACAAGCATGACAATCAGCCCCGCATATCGTGGCGCAACTGCAACAAATGTGGTTGTATCTAAAACAATTGATACAAGAATTGCTCAATCTTCATTCAATATTGACAAGATTAACGGTTCAGGTTCATCTGGATACAACATTGACCTTACCAAAATGCAGATGTTCTATATCGATTACACATGGTACGGAGCAGGATTTATCCGCTGGGGTGTTCGTGGTCCAAACGGAGATGTTCTATATGTTCACAAATTAGCAAATAACAATGTGAACAATGAGGCTTATATGCGTTCGGGTAACTTACCAGCGCGTTATGAAACAAATACAAATCCTCCGTATACATATACAACAGCAAATGTTCTTGTAGGAGATGTAAGCCTTACCGTTGCAGATACTTCAACATTCCCATCATCGGGAACTCTTGTAGTTCGTAACGCTTCTGCTGGTTATGAATACATGAACTACACAGGAAAAACAGCAACTACATTTACTGGTCTAACACGCGGACAAGCAGGTTCAAATTCACTTGCTTTAACTATTGCGGTTGGTTCGAGCAGCGCAACTGTTGCATCAAACTCTGGACTTCAAATTGGTATGCGAGTAATTGATACAACTAACGGTTATATTCCAGACGGAACATTTATTTCAAATATTGTTGGAACAACTCTTACACTATCTCAGGCTGCAACAGGTGCTAACCCAACTGTAGTAGTTCCTCCTATGGGTGCGGGTGCTGCAACAGCATTTACATATTCAGCAACAGCACCTACAGCGGTTGAATTTGCTTATCCAACATTCTCACCAAGCATCGCCCATTGGGGTACATCGGTAATTATGGACGGACGCTTTGATGATGATAAGTCCCTTCTCTTTACTTATGGTCAGACAACATTTACAACTATTGCAGCAGGTGATGCGAAGGCTCTCATGTCTATTCGAGTTTCACCATCTGTAGATAATGGTATTCCGTCGGCATTTGGTTCCCGCGAACTTATCAACCGTATGCAGTTAGTTCTCCGTGCGCTTGATATTACAACAAAAGCAGCAAGCAACCTTTTGATTACCGCCGTTCTTAACGGTATTCCGTCTACTTCAACTACTTGGACTAACGCAGTCCGTGGCTCAGTAGCAACAAACAACTCTTCTCTCGCACAGGTTGCAGACTACGCTGGTGGTTCTACAAAGATTTATGGCGGAGAAACTACAGGCGGATTCTTCGTAGCAAGCACAGGTTCGATTTCTCTTGAAACAGTTCGTGACCTTGGCAATAATATTCTTGGCGGCGGCGGAACAACTGCTGATGTTCAAATTTATCCAGACGGTCCAGATACTCTTACAATTTATTGTCAGAATATCGGTGTAGGTTCATCAGATGTTCTTGCTCGTTTATCTTGGACAGAAGCACAGGCATAAGGAGAAAAATGGGAATCGTATTTAACGACGGAGATTCAAAGCCAGTAAACCTTGGCGGCTATGCAATGAATAAGGCTGCTGGTAATTCTCAGCCTCTTGCCGATGCTCTTAAAGGATTACTTGCAGACAATGTAACAATCTACTTCCGCGCACACGGATACCATTGGAATGTTCAGGGTCAAGACTTTACCGAGTATCACGCATTATTCGAAGAAATTTATGGCGACTTGTATGAAGCAATCGACCCAACAGCCGAAAGCATCCGTAAGTTAGGTGACTTCTCACCATACCGTTTACAGGATTTCGTAGCAGGTCGCGCAGTTCAAGATTCTCCAGTTCCAGCAGCAGACCCAATTGCCATGGCGCTTGATTTGCTTCGCGGAATTGATGACCTTTTAACTGTCACAAATAAAAATGCTGCAATTGCAACACAGGTAAACGAACAAGGAGTTCTTAACTTCTTGGTAGGACGAGTAGAAATGTTGCAAAAGTGGAAATGGCAATTGACAGCCTCGCTTCAGTAGCGCAATCGTTTTCGGCACTAGACCGATGTGACCGATGCTCCGCAAGGGCATTAGTCCGCGCCCAATTCCTTAACGGGGACTTACTCTTTTGCGGTCACCACGCTAAGGAATTGGGCAATGTGCTATTTGTTAAGGCATTATCTGTATATGACCCAGACGGAATTGTTTCTCTTTAAACTCCGTGTATGAGCGTTGAGATAACAGACGCTACAACCGTCAAGATAAAACTTCCAAGCAATGTAATTCCCCATAAATAACGCAGTTCAGGAAACTTTGCTGCTGGACGGCGCTCTCGCGTAATTTGATTTATGATTTTAGGTTTGATGATGTCATCGAACTTATTGTTTATTTCATTATCTGTCATATATTCCTCCCGCGTTGTAATTTACAACTGGGGTAAGAATACTATGATTTAGGTTTAGATGCAACTTTCTTTTTCTTAAATTGCTCCTGATAAATAAAAGGAGCCGCGGTATATGGGTCAATATCAGCCGCAATCTCTAAAGCATCTTTAAGTGTTGCACCATTGCGCAATGCGCCAATAGCCAGAGATGAACCAGAACCAATTCCGTAGAATCCTTTTTCATCTAGGCACACAGCGAAGTCATCACTAATATCAAATACTTCGCCTTCAAGGGCAATTAAGAAAGCAAATTTAGTTTCTTCATCGCCTTCTTTTTCCCATTTATATTCATTATCTTTAAAGGCTTTTTTTAATGAAGGAATAACTGTTGCAATCATAAAATGATAAAGGTCTTTTTTATCAGTAATACTTGGAGTTGGTGGCTCCCAAATATGTTGCGCAATGTCACAGGCAGCAACTTCACCAGCGCCAGCAATAAGGTAACCGCTGCGCTCGCTTATCTTCTCCATTTTAGGATGATTAAACTTGCGGTTAGCGGTTACCAAACTATCAGCACCGATTACTACTCTATCTTCATACTGCACGGCGACAATTGTGGTCATGCCGCAATCGTACCGCGCCCTATTTTAAATCAGGGATAAGGCAGCCTCAGACCAGACTTGAGGTGTCCCAGTATCTGGCGTATACCCGCCCGCGCCCGTGAGCAGGATAGGAGTATCTGGAAACTCATATCTAATCTGCTCCATTGCCTCTGAATAACCACCGACGGTGTAATTCAATTGAGCAAGTGGGTCATCCGCTAATCCGTCTGCACCGCAAGCGATGAAGATTAAGGTTGGCTCAAACGCTTTTGCCGCTTCGATAAACGAAACCGTACCCAGTTCTAAACCTTCGTCATCCGTATCGGCTGCTAGTGGAAAGTTAAAGACTTTGTTATCAAAGTCTGAAGTTAATCCAGTTCCGGGAAAGATACCGAATTGATGAAGTGAGAACTTCAAGACATTTGGATTCTCACGAAGCAGATTCTCGGTGCCGTCACCATGGTGAGCATCGCAATCGAATATTGCAACTCGGTGACCCAGAGCCGTAGCCTTGGTTGCAGCAATAGCCAAATCAGCAAATACGCAGAACCCGCTGGAATAATCATATTGAGCATGATGCTTTCCGCCGGGATAGTGAACGGCTAACTTGGTATTACCATCTAGCAATTCATCTAACGCAGTTAAAGTACCGCCAACAAATAACTTGGCTAAATCACCTAAGTCATGGCGAGCGCCCACCCATTCACCTGATAACCCGCGAATAGTTACATCGTGGACATATATTGGGTCATGCACTAGCAATAAATCATCGGTATGAGGCATCTGCGGCTCAATCTCATAGATATTATATTTATGAGCCTGACCCTTGAGCATTAACTGATTACGCGCTAATTGAAAGCGGCGTCCCTGCGTGGGATGCGAGTTATCAAATACCCAATTGGAATACTCGGGTGAATGAACAATAATTGCATCTTCCATATTTACTCCTCTCTATTTATAACTGGCATTGTATATCATTTTAGGTTTAATTACAAACGCTCGCTTTTAAAGTAATAACCGTCATTGTGCAATTTATAACCTAAAGAATTCACAATATGGAAACACATATCCATTCCAGTTCCATTTACTTTTAGAGCGCCGTATTTTTTATCTTGCTTATAATCTAAAATGTCGCGCAATGCTGGAGTAATCCAAATTGGCTTATCATCTTTAATTACAAAAAAGTCAATATTCCTAGACATTCCAGATTGGGAAACGCTACGAACAATTGAGTAAATAACAGTATTTCTGGGCAATTCTTTTACAACTCGCTCAGAATATGAACCTTCAAGAATTACTTCTTTGATTGTCATTCTCCGCTACCTTCTCCCTCTTGAAGTGTGGCTTCTAACTTTGCCTTTAAATCGGCTTTAATTGCATCGGCATTGACATCGCCCACACCGACAACTACTACATGATTATCAAACCAGTTACTCATTATGCAACCACCTTTCCAAACTCGACATTACGGAAGCAAGATGCCTTATAAGCAACCTCGCCAATTTCATCGCAATACACGCCTTCTTGGGAACCTTTGACAGTTACCTTAATTCCAGACTTTGTATTTTTTACAATTACGCGCTCGACTGTATAAGTGTCATCCCAGCCCAAACGGATTCGAACTCGATAGCCATAACTAACTGGCAAATCAACTTCTTGAGTGGTGTTTGATGCTCGGTCATAAGTTTCGCCATCTACATAGACGCGCCCACCTGAAATTGCGAACACATTCATGCGACCAATTTGACCAAGCAATTCGTCAGTATTAAACGGACGACCCTTTTCGATTGTTTTTGTCATTTCTATCCCCTCTCTAGGATACCCGTATTATATCACGGGGGTTGGTTATTACTTTACCTTTTCCTTAACTTCTACCGAAAAGATTGCATCTCCGAATTTTTTAATCTCGACATCTTCAATCTTTTCAAATCCAAAGTCAGCGCAAATATAAACCTGACCTTCGACTTCAATTTCATCTCCGACTGAAATTGCTGTGTGAGTACGAAATGGAGAAAGTTCGGACACGATTACATCCCAAATTGGTCCATTTCGAAGATTTGTTTGCTTGTAAACCTGCTCGCAAATCTGCTCCGCAGTTACAAACTTGCTCACTACTGGAAGAAGTTTAAATTCAACCGAAGTCACAAACTTTCCATCTTCTGGCTTATCGCCAAATGCTTTCCAAGTTATTTTAACTGTATCTTTTTTACTCATTTTGCCCCCTCTTTGATTTTGCTCTGATGAAGTTGAATTAAGCGACCAATTGCTTTGGCATATTCGCCTTGCTTCTCGATTGGCTGACCAAACATTGCTTTATCTATCTGGTCAATTGCTTTTGCAATCTCTGGAGCAGTCCATTCATTTAGTGGCTTCATTTTGACCCTCTCTCTTGGGATACCTGAATTATACCACAGGGGTTAGTAATTCCTGTTAATTCTGACTTGCGACACAGGGATTCCTCTTTCCTGAGCAAACTTCTTTTTTGCCTTAGCAATCGCTGAACGCTTTTCTTTGGATTCAGCAGTCAAAATCAAGAAGGCGACTACATTCGCCCAACCTTGAGCATCTTCTTTAGAATCAGCGCCGTAAGTTGCTAACCACTCAGCAGCCCCGTATAACTCTCCAGTAGATGGTGATTTTGGAACTACTAATTCTTCGTGAAGGTATCTATCTACGGATTCGTAATCGGAACTAATTCTGTTCCCCCATTTAAATCCTTTGTAATTAAGTGCCATTTTTCTCTCCTCTCATTTACAACCCCAGTTTAGCATGAAAATTCAATTGGTACAATTCTGTTAATCGTGTCCTTTGTGACCCCGTGGCAAGGGTCGGATTTGAAACTTTTACGCATTTTGTCCATTTTGGGGCTTATATCCTTTTGGGCTATTTATCCAATGGCGGATTCAGCGAGCGCCGATGTTGCTGCGGGCTTACATATTCAGGCTTATACCTTTGACAGCCAATACGAAAATCCTCTGCCTTCTCAAATGACACCATGCGATATGGGTCAGACAGTCGTATCCCAAATAAATGCAGACTGGGGCGGCGGCGGCGCGGGCGGCGATTGCCCTTCAGATTTTTTTGCCATCCATTACTGGGGCTTTATCACTTCAACTGAAAGTGGAGCCATTGAATTTCAAAATGTATCCGACGATGGTTTCAAACTTTCAATAAATGGTCAATCGGTTATTGATGACTGGACACTTCATGGATGCGGTGGCGTTGCTGGAACTTTTACTTTTGAAGCAGGAGTTTCTTATCCGATAGATGCGTGGATGTATGAATACGGCGGCGGAGCCTGTTCAATGCTTTATTGGACTACGCCAAATACTGGATTTAATATTGTTCCAAATTCCGCTTTTACTCAAGAAGCAATTACAACTCCTGTTGTAAAAACATTGAACTCACCAAAAAATGTAACAGTTAATTCTGTGGCACAAAATGAAATTCAATTATCTTGGGATGCACCTGATACCAGCACAGCAACTGTTGAACGCTATGCAATCTTTTACAGTTACGATAATTTTCAATCGGGCTGGGCAATTGCTTCAACTACAACAAGTGCAACTATTTCTGGAGTTTTAAATGATAAACAAATACAAATCAAAGTTCGTTCGGATAATGATTCACTTCCAGTTTATTCTGAATTTTCAACTCAAATAAATGTAAATACTTTTGTTAGTCCAGTTCCCGTACCTGAAATTTCACCAAATCCTGCGCCGTCTGCAACTCCCGAACCTTCAGCCAGCGCAAGTCCTTCTGCAACTCCTGAACCTTCTGTTTCTCCATCCGTAGACGCAACTCCAAGTCCTGAACCTTCCGCATCGCCCACAGCCAACCCAGAGCCGACACCAAGCCCAACACCAACATCTCCGACACCAATAGAAACTTCATCACCTACCCCTTCCCCTGAACCAAGCCCACAACCCAGCCCAACACAAACATTACCAGCGGTAGAACCAAGTCCATTTCCTACTCCAACTCCTGAACCAACCGTAACGGCGGTAGAACCTCAACCTGTTCCTCCACAGCCGTCAAATTCACCAACTCCCATCGAGCCGACTCCCACTCCGACTCCTCAACCTTTGCCAACATCGGAACCAAAACCCGAACCGATTCCAGTCCTGCCACCTGCCGTAGAGCCGACTCCTCAACCGCAACCGACCCCGCCACCTGCGCCGTCCACGCCTGAACCCACACCTGAGCCATCTAATCCACCATCCCCCGCCATTGACCCGACTCCCGATTCTGTTCAACCAGAGCCACCTGCAATCGAGCCTGAGCCATTACCAATTCCTGCCGAACCTTCTCCGACTCCCGAAGAACCTGCGCCAGTTCCTCAAGAACCAGAGCCTTCTCCTGAAGTACCCGTTGAACCAGAATCTCCTGCGCCCGCGCCCGAAGAACCTGCGCCTCCAGTAGCGCCAGAAGAACCAGCGACGCCATCAGTAGAACCAACAGCCCCACCAATAGACCCGTCACCTATCGACGATTCCAATACACCGCCACCAGCGCCAGAACCACAACAGCCGCCAGTAGAGCCAACGAATTCCAACTTGCCACCTGAACCACCTCTTCCTCCTGAAGTTAAACCAGAGCCTACACCTGAATTACCTCCAGCGGTAGTTACTGCTGAAACATGGGTTCCGCCTGTCGCGCCAGAAAAATATCTGACAAAAGAAGAAATCAAAACTTTTGCTGAAATTGGTTTGGTGCCAAATAACCCTGCACAACTTCCGACTGATATTCCAAAACCAGCACCCGCTGAAGTTTTAGTTCCTCATATTCAACAAGATGTAAAGGGTGTTGAAAACGGCGGCATTGAATTCTTTGGAACTAAAGATGCTCCGCAAGTAGTCGGTGAAGATGGACAACTAACTCCGCCAGCACCCGCGCCCGGAAGTGGTGACCCAATTCCAGCAGATGCTGTTACAACCGAAGATACTTTTATCGGTCAAGTAGGCGGCACAACATTTAATGCTCCAGATATTGCCGTTCCCGTAGAACCAATTGAAGTCAATCTTGATATTCCGGGCGTCGGTGAAGCCGCTCAAGCAATGGCTGATGCCTATGTAGCAATGGCAAATATCGGAAACGATATGTCACCAATTACACGAAAGAAAGCAAAAAAGATTCTGATTGCGACTCTTGTTGTCGGTCAGATTACACAACTAAGAAGGAGATTCTAATGATGGGTTTATTAAAAGACCTAGCAGAACAAATCTGGACATTCGTAGGTTTGTTCTCAGCATGGCTTGTATTAACTGGCTCAGCAAAAACTGTTGTTGGCTATGCAATCCTAATTTCTATTTTTCTGTGGATTACAACTTATCCAATCCGCAGAGATAAAAAGGATGAAGAATGAAAAACTTAAATAATGTTTTGATGCGAATGGTTGCAGTATTTGCAGCCTCGGGTTTATCGGTTATTGGTGCTGGGTCTTTATTTGGTTTAGAGCCAATTAAGTCTGCTGCTATGGCTGGATTACTCGGAGTTGCCACCGTCGTAGAAAGTCTTTCTCGCGCTTTCCTAAACGATGGCAAACTCTCTTCTAGCGAAATCAATGAAGCGTTTGCAAAGGTGGATAAGAAAAAGTAAGAATAAATCTCAAGAAGCCAAAAGTTCAATTTTTCTTTTTGGCTTTCTTGGGATTCTTGCTTTTCCAGATGCCCCCATTACCTTTACACGGTTATCGCTAAATGAAGTAATTAAGGTGTTATAACTATCTTTGCCCATGTAGCGTCTGACTAATTTAGTATAAACATCTGCAAATTCGGCTCCGTGAGCCTCACGCCCCCAAGTAATGTGATGAGCAATTTCGTGGAGAATAATCAATTTGATTCGCCCATTATTGTTTAATCGAATTGCTCGAAATGTTTCCCAGCCTTTTCGAATAAAGGTTGCGTGGCAGCCACTAGAGGCTTCTACAATAATTTTTGATGGATAAGCCTGAAGCGGAAATCGGTATTTTTCAAAAAGGTCTTTTGCCGTTTTGCCAGCAATCACCTTATCTACAAATTTTTGACATTCTTTGATACTCAAGGCTTTTTCTGCATAAAGAAGCCCCGATTGATTCTGGGATGTATAAACGCGTTGTCTTTGCGAATCCCTAGGTTTTGTACCAGCCATAGTTTCCTCTCTACCTGACTTGTAAACCCCATAATACACTACCGAGGTTAAATAATCAAATTGAGCGTGACACGCCCAGTTTGCATATCTAACCCCAGTAGTATATGATTCGGGTATCAGACAGAGAGGAGTCAAAGTGGTCACAAAAGAGTTCGCAGTCAAAATCGATACTCAGTTATCTCAGTTGCACGATAAGCGCTGGAACTTGATTTCTGATTTAGAGAGCGCAAAGGATTCTTTGAAGTTCTACCAAAAGCACTATCCAAACCGTGTTGAGGAAAGCGTTAAGTATGAGCAAAAAATTGCTGAAGTTCAAAGCAAGATTGCTCAAGTTAGAGTTGAAATTGCAGAATTAGACGCAATCTACGACCAAGACCCATGGACAAGAGCGTTCTTAGTAATTAACAGCAACGGTCATGTTCACAGTTCATTAAATTGCTCGACTTGCTTCCCAACCACTCGTTATCAATGGTTGATTCAATACAGCAACGATGATGAAAATACAATCGTTGAAGATGCTGGCGAAGATGCTTGCACAATCTGCTACCCATCTGCTCCAGCAGAAGTTTTGAACCGTCCTTCAAGAATTGTTACAGCAGACAAAATTGCTAAGGCTGCTGCAAAAGCAGAGCGCGAAGCAAAGAAGGCTGCAAAGTTAGCAAAGCAAAAGGCAGATGCTCCAACAAAGAGCGGAGAGTTTCTTTACTTCAAAGATGGACGATACACAGAAGAGATTCGCACAGAGCGCACAGCGGTTTCTGAGTGGAACAACCTTCAGTACAGAATCAATTCAAAGGTTGTAACTCATTACTTAAACGGCGAGGCTCATACAGAGGAATCAATCCAGTACCAAAAGGACCAAATCCTCAAGGCTCAAGAAAAGGCAAACATTATTTGCCAGAATCTTGCTGAGAAGCACGGCGTTTCATTTGAAGAGCAGTTGAAAATACTTCAGAATAAATACAACAAAAGGAGAGCAGCGTGATAGCACTAGAAGATTACGCAAAGCGGTTACAGGCAGAAATGTCTGAACCGCTGCATCCTGACCTAATTCCGTATTTAGAAACTGACGGAGCGCTCGGAGCGCAATTGCGCCACCCGCTTGTTTATCAAGTCCCTTTATTTTCTAACGGTAGCGCTAACGCGTACTACTTACAGAAAAAAGAGGATTTAATAACCGCAGTTTTAAATAGAGAATTTAATCGCATTGTTTATCTGCATGAGCGCCCATATCGGCTGCAAGCATTTAAACACATTGCTAAAGATTTACCAGATACAAAATATTGGTCATTACTTGCATCGATTTGGGTTGATACAGAAAATCAATGGCAGCATCTGGATGAATGGAAAGAATTACTTTCATCGGACAGACCAAATCGCCACTACATGATGTCTGAGGAAAGTGACAGAACATTAACTGCGCTTCCAGATGAAGTAACTATTTATCGTGGTTGCCAGAAAGGTTTAAACGAGAATGGTTTGTCTTGGACTTTAGATAAATCAGTAGCCAAGTTTTTTGCTAATCGATTTGGCAAAAAGGGAATCATCTTGGAAAAGAAGATTTCTAAAAAAGATATTGTGGCTATCTTTTTAAGCCGCAATGAATCCGAAGTAATCTATGAAGAGAGAGGATAAAAATGGATACAACACGCAAATGTCAAAAATGCAAAACTCCATATCGTTTAACAACAGTTGGGTTTTTGGTTTTATGCACCAGTTGCGAAATCGACCATGCTCTTATACAATACGGGTTAGTTAATTCCTAGAAAGGGGAAAACTATGTTGGCAAAACTACTGACAAAAGATGGCGGGCGTTTAACGCAGCGCGGTCAAAAGGTATCCGATGCAATCGATACGGTTGCGTTCTTAGTTCTAATCCTGCTCGCATTTGGCGTTGTAGGGTCGATAGAGAGCGGACGATGGTTCGGGTAATGGGATTACTTAAACATCTCTGGAATATGGCTCACAGCCGCAATCTAGGGGCTTTATCGCCCGCTTCCTTGCGCCGCTTACAGCGTGAAGAGGCAGAGCGAGCGCTCCAAGAATTGGCAGACCAGCGACACGCTCAACAGGATTTGAATATTAAACCCGAGTAGGTTATACTGGTAATACACCGAGGGAGAGGAACCAAAGTGATAAAAGCAATCGTCAAGATTGAAAACCAATGGAACCGAGGAGAAATTCGAGTTCAAGAAGTTGAATTTGAAAAGGTCGGGGAAATTGAAGATTACTTGGCTTACAACAGGGCTTATATCCGCGAAATCAAATTCGTAGGAAAAATTGTCAAAGGGGAGGAATAATGACTCAAGTAGCAGTAAAAGCAAAAGCGGCTTACGATATTTATGTCGAAGCATCTGAAGCGGCAGAAGCCGCGGTTCGTGCTTGCCGTCCAACTCCAATGATTGTTGGAACTCCAACAACACCACTTGGAAATGTAATTGATGAAACTCAGGAAACTTGGTTCGTCGAAGGCGGTGTCTGCGGATTTGCTTCCGTAGTTATTAAGCCAGCGCGTGGTTCCTTAGTCACACTTCTCAAGCAACGCGGTGTAGGGCGAAAGTCTTATTACGGCGGATGGGATGTAGCGTCATGGGAATTCGCACCAAGTATTCGCCGCGACCAAAGTTACGAAAGAGCGTGTGCAGCAGCAAATGCAGCAGCAGCGGTACTTCGTAGTTACGGAATCTCCGCTGGAGTGGATGCTCGAATCGATTAGACAGTAAACAATTCACTCGCTAGTCACCGTTCTGATTAGCGAGTGATTTGTATACACAAAGGTCTACCTTTCCGCCTAAGTGTATACAAGCGTGATGTACCCTATACGCGTGGGTACCCCACAGTTCCGTGGAGTCGATTGCCCGTTATGCCATCCTCTCTCTCTAGGCATGATGTGTGCGCCTCCACGGAACACCTAAATTTTATGCTCAACTAAACTCAGGTTGTATTTACATTTGACAGTTTTATCTGATACCTTTAACTCAGGTTCGCAAACTACCTAAACTAAAAGTGATGCCAGTCCGATACTGGCAACATAGATATATCGCAGCCAGCGATAGGAAAATGTTCACTCCAAACTTTGGAGGAATATTGCGCACTTATGAAAACAAACTTGTAAACCCATTCACTATCGCATTAACAGCAGCGATACTCATAACAACAAATCCGTTACAGATTCCCAGAGATACTCCAGCAGTAGCCGATGAACCTGTAATTGTGCAACCAGTATTGGTTGAAAGAACTCCAGAAGCGGCTAAAGCCTACGCAAAAACAAAGATGGATGATTATGGTTGGAATACACCTGCTCAATGGTCATGCCTTGAAGATTTGTGGACTGGCGAATCAAATTGGCACCCTGATTCTTACAACCGTATAGCCGTATACCAAGATGGTAAACCCCGCCATGCTGGAGGGATTCCACAAATTCTTGGATTAGACCCTGATACAACAGTCGAATATCAGATTCAACGAGGAATGGATTACATCGTCGCTCGTTACGACACACCATGCCAAGCAAACAATTTTTGGCATAGGCATTTTTGGTACTGAGTAGTATCAGCGGATGGACAAAGAAGATAAACCATCCGCTATCGATGATGCACTTGCTGAAATCGCAAGAATTGCATTTCCCGACCCCGCAATATGCACGGGTTGGGTATTGGTATCCGAATGGTTAGGCAGCGGTCCGCAGGATTACTGGACTTTAACTCTTGCAGATAATCAACAACCTGATTGGCGACATAAAGGATTACTTCGACACGGTTTAGAAACATGGGGAGATGATGACCTTGGAAACGAATCAAATAATAATTCAGGAACAAATAAATAAAGATAGAGAAGAACTTTATAAAAAACTTATGCAAGAGCGGTATGGAATTCCGACACGCGGGGACTCAATACAGCAAAACTCTCAAGAATAAGTTTAGAATTCCTACATGGGTTTATTAGATTTTGTAGAAGAAGCGCCGTGTCGTACTTCTGACCCATGGCTATTTGACCAAACCACAATTGATTTAGCCCAGCCCGGACTATCTTATTGCGCTCGCTGCAAATTTTGGAATGAGTGCGATGCTCTTGTAGCCCCGAAGAAAAGTCACTACGATGGCGTTGCCGCTGGAAAACTCTGGCGCAATGGAAATGTATTGGCTAAATTAGACCCAGAAATTCCTAACCGACTAATCGTAGGTGAAGAAGAAGAAATAGAAGAACTCAGCCTGACCCAACAAGAATAGGATAAATAAAATGACAACACTAACAATTACAGGCAATCTCACAAATGACCCAGAACTCCGCTTTATCCCAAGCGGAAAAGCACTAGCAACTTTTACAGTAGTTTCTTCAAAATCAACAAAACTCCCAGACGGAACTTGGGAAAATACAGATACAACTTTTTGGGAAGTTAAATGCTGGGGCAAGACAGCAGAAAATGTTGCTGAATCTTTAACTAAGGGGATGTCAGTAATCGTTTCAGGCTCAGCAGTTCAAGAAAACTGGGAAGATAAAAATACTGGTCAAAAGCGTTCAAAGATTTCAGTTACTGCATGGAGCGTTGGTCCAGATTTGAAGCGTCACACAGCGAAAGTAAGCGTTCTTACAAGCCCGCAATATACGGCTCCCGCTTCCGCTGCTATCGCTGACCCTTGGAGTGTGCCATTTGGCGCTCAGGAAGATGTTGCGCCTTTTTAACCCATATGTAGTATAGTTGGGTTAATAATTTCCTTACGAAAGGGGAAAATAGTGGCTTGGACTGATTACTTTGTTAAATCAATTCCGGGTGCAAAAGTGGTCGCATCTCCTGATGCAAAACCTCTTATCTCATCTGAAATTGCTCCAAGAGAATATGTCGAAATTGAATTAAACATTCAGAATGAAGCATTGCCATTCCATATTTTTTTCCGCCGTTTTGATTCGCTTGGTGGAGAATTAGAAAACCGTTTATTTGCTCAAATGGGTGAAAAGACTTTGGCTCTTAAATCTGCGATGGAATTAACTTCGATGCGGCTTAACTCTATGGAATTTGTCCTAGACGGAGAATAAAAGGGCAAAATCCACATAACGCTATAATCGTTCGATGGACGATTACTCAGCCTCGGTTGATAGTGTCGTGTCCCCGCTTGGTGTTTATTCAAACCACCTACATGAAATGTTTGTGGAGTTTATAAAAGCAGGTTTTAGCGAGGAACAAGCCGTAAAGATTTGCGTCGCACTAACCAAATTTGAGTAGAACGAGGAACCATGGCAGAAAAAGTAAAACTCGATTTAGAAGAGTTTGGCTCGACTGGTTTACGCCGCTCGGGTGGAACTGTCTATGAAGAATTCCTTACAAACCTTCGCGGTATTCGCGGCGCTAAGGTCTATCGTGAAATGGCAGATAACGACCCAGTAATTGGGTCAATGTTATATGCAATTGAAAAAGTTATTACTCGCCTTGAATGGCGCGTAGACCCTTTCGAAGAAACCCTCAATGCTGATTCTTCTTCAGACGCTAAAGATGAAGAAGTCGGAAAATTTATTGAAGAATGTCTGCACGATATGTCAGACTCATGGGACCAAACACTTTCAAGCATTTTAACTATGCTTATTTTTGGTTATTCCTATCACGAAATTGTTTATAAATATCGTGGTGGATTAGATGCTAAAGATGGAACACGCCGTTCAAAGTTTAATGACGGAAAAATAGGTTGGCGTAAATTCCCAATTCGCGCTCAAGAAACTTTGTTCCGTTGGGACATTGATGAAACTGGCGGTATTAACGGAATGGTTCAAGTAGACCCTTCAGGCGGCGGTGTTCATTACATCCCAATTGAAAAGGCTATGTTATTCCGTACTAGCGTTAATAAAAATAACCCAGAAGGTCGCTCAATTCTGCGTAATGCTTACCGACCTTGGTATTTTAAAAAGCGTATTGAAGAAATTGAAGCAATTGGTATTGAGCGCGACCTTGCAGGTTTGCCAGTAGCATTTGTACCACCAGAGTATTTGTCAGCATCGGCTTCAGATGCTCAGAAGGCTGTCTTGGCTTCAGTTCAACAAATTGTTACTTCTATTAAGCGTAACGAGCAAGAAGGCGTCGTATTCCCAACTCTTTATGATGAGCATGGAAATAAGCAATTTGATTTAAACCTTTTATCTTCAGGTGGTTCACGCCAGTTTGATACAGACAAAATTATTCAGCGTTATGACCAGAGAATGTCAATGTCTATCCTTTCAGATTTTATTCTTTTAGGTTCAGACAAAGTAGGCTCATACGCACTCGGTTCAACAAAGATGGATTTATGGTCAATGGCTGTAGATTCAATTGCCAAAAACATTGCTGAAGTAATTAACTCTTATGCAATTCCTCGCTTGATGAAGTTAAACGGCATGGATGTATCTCGTTGCCCACAACTTAATTACGGCGAAATCAACCATGTTGATTTGACCGAAATTGGTGACTTTGTTACTAAGTTGGCTCAGGCTGGAGTTCTTGTTCCTGATGCAAACCTTGAACATTACTTACGCGATTTGGCGGGATTGCCAGAGGCTGACCATAGCGGTGCTAATTATGGTATGCCTCCTGTTTCTGGGGAAGAACCAGCAGCGGAAGATGTAACTGCTGCACCAGCGGCACCTGCAAAGGATGCAAAGGCAGCACCGAGCGAAAAGAAGTAAGCCATGACCCTACGGTTTAGCAAAGCCAATTCAGGGAAAAAGGTTCCGCTAACTGCTGAAGAGCAGATGATGGCTCGCACCCTGATTGACGCTATTCGCAGAGCAACTAATAAAATTTCCGTTGCTGAATTATCACGCATTATTTCCAATCTTGATGCGGATACTTTAAACCGTTTATTAAATCAGATTTCTATTACTGGGGACGCAGCGGCAATTAACAGAGCGCTTATGGAGTCTGTGAATTTTGGCGGAGTAGATGCAATTAGAGAAATTTCACGCATTGCTCCAGTTCTTGCGCTCCCAGCATTTATGCCAACAAAAGTTCAAGTTTTAAATCCTGAATCTTTAGCAAATATGGATTTTACAAAAGTTCCTCGTTGGGCAAGTAACGCACCAGAAAAGATTAAATTTAATTTAAGTTTCAACAAAACAAACCCAAATTCTTTAGCATTTGCGCAACGCCGTGCTGGAGTATTGATTAAAAGCATTGATGAATCAACTCGTCAATCAATCAGAAACATAATTACAGATTCTTTTGCTAATCAAGTAAGTCCACAGATAACCGCTATGCGCATTAAAAATATCATTGGGCTTCATCCTAAGTGGGCTGATGCAGTAGTCGAATTTGAAAAGCGTGAAACTGCTCGTCTAATTAAGGCTGGTTTATCAGAATCAAAGGCTGCTAAAACTGCTCAAAGTTCTGCTGCCGCCTACGCAGATAGATTAAAAGAAGCCCGCGCTACAACCATCGCTCGCACCGAAATTCAAATTGCTCAGAATCAAGGGCGTTATGAAGGTTGGAAACAAGCGGCTGATGCGGGATATGTAGACCCAGCATCTACTAAAACTTGGGTAACGGCTCCCGATGAACGCACTTGCGATATATGCGCTCCGCTCAACGGTGAAACTGTTCCTTGGAATGGTTTATTTTCAATTGGTCTTGAGGCTCCAGTAGTTCATCCAAATTGTCGTTGTGCCATGGTTATTAACCCTCCTCAGATTGCTTCACTATGAGCCAAACAATTTATTTTGAGGTTGGTTTAAAACCACTAATTAAATTTAATCCAAACCATGATGAAGTTGGTCGTTTTGCGTCTGGCACGGCAGGAACTTCAGGGGCATCAAATTTAAAAGATGCTTATGACGGATTTACTATGAGTGGAGATGAAACGAGTAGCCTTAATAAGTATTTGGGCAACGGATACAAAGATATGAACGGTATGTTGCGTCAAACTGGCACAGACCAACATATGAGTGAATCTACAAAATTAGATATTGAAACCATGGACTCTCTTATTGAGAGAGCGCCTATCGTTGAATCAGAAACTCCTATTTTTCGCGTATTCAATGCTTACAACATTACTCATTTAAAGCCCGGCGAAACCTATGAGGACAAAGGATTCATGTCCACGACTCTTGCTGATATTTCGGCTAAAAAAGGAAAAAGTGTTCGGCAACATATCGGCGATATTGACCCAACTATGGATGTAGTCGGGAGAATCAAGCCGAACGGTCATTATTCAGGATTATCAGTAAACCATGCCGACAAAGATTTGGCTGCCTTCCCGCAAGAAAAAGAATTTATTTTGCCTAGAGGTACTCAGTTAAAATACCTTGGTATGGAAAAAGGCTCCAGCGGTGAAACAATAATGACTTTTGAAAGGATGAACGGATGAGCAATAGATTCCGAACCGAAGTAGGCGACCTAGAATTGATTGCTGACATTATTGAAAAATTCAATCCAAATCACGATGACCGTGGACGCTTCTCTTCAGGCTCAGGTATGGGCGCGGGCGTCGCTAGTTCAATTTTAGAGCGCGTAAAAGCAAATGGTGGATTATCAGTCAATATGGTTGATGGCTCAGAACCTACTAGCGGGTACATGGTTGCTGCTGGTACCCAATACGGAGCGACTGTGAGCGCGGCTGATTTCTATGACCCAGTAAAAGGTCCACAAATTCTTGCTGACTACATGAAAAAGAATAAATCTGACCTTGGAACGGGGAAAAACTACCTCGGTTTATGGCATAATACCGAAGATGGAAATGTCTATTTGGATGTTTCCCAGAACATTCAAAACAAAAGCGAAGCCATATCTGCGGGACAGTCCCGTGACCAAATCTCGATTTGGGATGTGGTTAATTTTGCGGAAATACAAACAGGAGGTACGGGTGTCACAAAACAAGAAGTTGGAAGCCGTGGAATTGCCGACGAATATTTCGGAGATGACGGATTCGGAGATAGAGGCTTACGCCCAGAAGATTTGGGACAAGTTAGTAAAACCCAAGTAATTCGTTTTGCCGCTGGCTTAAAGCCAATTATTAAATTCAACCCTTACCATGATGAACGAGGTCGTTTCTCAACTGGTACTGGTTATGCTCAAGGTGGATACACAGCCGAGCAAACATATCGCCAAAATCAGATGAAAGGAAAGGGAGCATCAGTTGGCGAATTAGATGTTTACCTTACAAGCCAAAAAAGTTCCACTTCTCCTGAATCACTTGTAATGACAAAAAAGTTTAATGAAATTTACGGAATGACTAATAAAGGTTTAACCTCCAAAGTTACAGCCGTTAGCGCCTACGGAAAAGATATTTATGTTCGAGGCGAAATTACGGATAAAGGTGGGAGCGTAGTCGGTAGATTTGAAAGAATATTGACTCGTCAAAAAAGTGGATTTGTTGTAGAACATAAATTACTCAAACTTGATGAAACAGCCAGAGGAAAAGGTTTTGGCAAGAAGTTCATTGCTATGTCTGAGGCTTATTATATTAACAATGGGTTTAAAAAGATTAAAATTATGACTGGTTGGGACGGCGCTCGCCATTGGGCAAGAGCGGGTTATGATTTCGATAAAGGCGCAGTTAATCAAAGAAAAACATTTTTTCATCTTGCTCAATTTGCAAACCTTAGAGGATTCAATGTGAATTCGACACCTGAAGGACGCAGGTTTAATGATTTAATGAAAAATGTCAGTCCTGACTTTATAATTGACTCAGAAGGTAAAGGCAGATTTTTAACTTCTACTCCAACATTTCACCCTAGAACAGATTCATTTCCAATCCCGAACGATTTTGCTACTATCGGATACAAACGAGGCGAGCCATTCTGGGCTGGAAAAAGATTGATGTCAGGCTTAAATCTTTATTATGAAAAGTCCCTCACCCCCGAGGGCATGAATATTAAGAATAAATAGGAGATACCATGGCGATGTCCCGCGAAGAGCGTTTGCTTGCTACTCAACAAGCCTACGAAGTTTGGTCTGAAACTGTTGAATTTGTAACTGAAGATGGTGCCTCAGATGAAGATGAATCTAAATTACTTGACACTCTTCTCGACCAAGGCTTAATACAACCTTAGTAAAAAGAACTCAACCGCAGTTAAATGTCTTTACGCTATCCTTAGCAAATGCCAAATACTGATTTCACTCCTCCCGAGGGAGTTCGTTCTGCTGCAAAGCGAGCGCTGAAATGGATTGCGGACGGCAAGGCTGGAAGCGGTTTCACTTCAGTTGGTCACACCCGAGCCACACAATTAGCAAATGGCGAAAATATATCGCTTGAAACTTTAAACCGAATGAAGTCTTTCTTCTCGCGTCACGAAGTTGATAAAAAGGCTACAGGTTTTAATGAAGGCGAACAAGGTTTTCCTTCTGCTGGAAGAGTTGCTTGGGACGCATGGGGCGGCAATGCTGGATTTGCTTGGGCTAAAGCAAAAGTTGCAGAATCGGAAAAATCCGTAAATAAAAGCACAGACATTGCTCCGCGTTTGGTCGAATTAAGTCCCGATAATTTGCGTTCACTCCATGAACGACTTCATAAATCTGAAGCATCTGCCGCCGTATTAGAAGTTCATCATTTAACGACAACCGAAATGGTTCGCCGCGGTATGGAATTGCCAGTAAAAGATGAATGGGCAGATGTCCGTATTGAAATTGATTATTTTGAAGATGTAGCCCTTGAGTCTTTTGCCAGCACTTTACCAGCAGAACAAATTGAGCAGGTTATCAAAGCAACTGGAACTAATATTGCAGATGTCCGAATGGTTTTAACTTGCATCGGGTATGCCATAGAAATTGCTCCTGACAATTCAGTAGAGAAAATGATTAAACATGAAAAGGGCAAATGGGTTGTTTATGACCATAGCGGTATGCACCCTCTTGGAACTTACGATACAAAAGAAGAGGCTGCTGACCGCATAGCCGAAATTGAATATTTTAAAAAATACAATCAAAACCATGACCCAGCAAATGGACGCTTTGCTTCGGGTGCTTATGGCGGCGGCGCTGATTCAATTACTGGAACTCCAGGCTCAAAAGAATGGGGCAACCAAATTGGGGATGCTCTTGTTGCTGGAAAAGAAATTGGGATTAACGCAAAAGGTGTCGGCAAATTTTTAAAAACAATGGCGGAGCGCGGCGATAATCCAGATATTACAAATCTTCAAGTAAATGGGCATACTCTTTTTGGCGGCGATGGACTAGGTATAAAACGCAAAGATATGCCACAAATTCCTTCAGACCGTCGTGCGCAATTCTTATCGGATATGGCTGATAAAGGAATTGAAACAACTCTTGAAAAAATTGATGCAGGAAAATTAAAGCCAAGTCAATCTGAAATTTCTGCCACTAAAACTGCTCGTCTATATGAGCATTTTAAGGAAGATGGAATTCCTCAAGACAAAGCAATTCTTGTATCGAAAGATGGATTCGTAGTAGACGGACATCATCATTGGGCTGCTGCTGCTGCTATGGGACTTGCGGGAAAGAACAGCAAAATTCCAGTTATCAAAATGAGTGTAAATATTAGAGAAGCACTTGCTGTGTCAAAACAATGGGCTGCCGATAATGGAATCGCTCCTCAAGATATTAACTCAGCAGAACTTCCTTTAGACAAATCTTCATATGAGTCTGATTACTTTGTAAAGTTCAACCCTAACCATGATGACCGCGGAAGATTTGCAACTTCAACTGGCGGCGGCGCAATTCCTCCTATGGCAGCAGATATTGCGCCTTCTTCAGAATGGTCACCTGAAGCAATTGCTGAAGCAAAACTTATACGCGAAAGAGCGTTAAGAATGGAACCAGCGGTTACTCAGTT